CGCATTTGTAACTGGGAACGGCGGCGGTGGGGGCGGAACGGCGGGGGGTGGGGCTACCGGAGGCGTTGCAGGCGGGTTGGGTGGTTTACCGGGAAATACCGGAGCGGTTAGCAACGCGTGGGGGGGAATGGGCGCGCAAGGGGGAAATGCCGCAACTGGGGGATTTAATGCGGAATTCGGGGGCGGGGGAGGCGGAGGAGTCGGCCAAACGGGAGTTGGTTTTAATGGGGGAAGCTCGATGTATGGAGCACCCGGAGGAGGAGCGGGAGGAGTTTCTGACACGGGCGCTACTGGAACTTTCCGAGCGGGCGGAACCGGTGGAGTAACGAATTCTCCAACGGGCGGGGGAGGAGCCACGGGGGGACAAACGACCGGAGCCAACGGAGGAACTGGAGCCGATGGCGGAACCGTTGCCGGTTTTCCAACGGTGTGCGGTCAAGGTGGCGGCGGCGGAGGCTCAAACACCGGAGCGGGAAATGGCGGAAATGGCGGAAATGGCGGACTTTTTGGAGCGGGCGGAGGAGGGGGCGGAGGAGCAATTACCGGAAGCGGGGGGAGTGGCGGAAACGGGGCGCAGGGGGTAGTAGCAATTTTTGAATACTTTTAATATTATGCCCGGAACTATCAGAGCAGCGGGACTTTCGGACCGAATACCAGATATAACGGATGTCACAGAAATCTCAGACTCAACTCAACGAGTCATAACCACGGACAATCGTCCGACAATCCTCCTGTCGTCCCTACTTGATGAAAATTGTTCCGTGTTAGCCAGAGTTCAAATTCTCGCCCGAAACAATGCGAACGCGAACACAAAAATCTGGGATTTTTCTTTTTTTGCCAAACGAATTGGCCCAGCTTCTCCGGTTTTTTTAAGTGCCGCAAATGTGACCGCCGGAAATGGCGATTTAGGGGCGGCGTTATGGGCGGTAACTTTGGTCGATTCTGATTCGCCGGGCAATGCGGTTACTGTCAATGTTCAGGGAGACCTCGGAGCGTCAATCGTCTGGCTGGGAAAGATTTCGGTGCTTACAATTAAAACAGTTCGGCTTTAACGGTCGGTCAACATCAACAACAGGACAAATATGGCAACATACACCCCGAAAGAACTTCGGATTCCAACAGCAATCACGGCGTCTTACGCGACCGTCTATACAGCAACCGCAGTAACGGGCATCATGCGAACCTATGCGTTCAACGTGCTTACCACGACGCATAACGCTTTCCTCTCACGTGAGGCGGGCGCAGAGGCCACGGTCCTCGTGGAAAATCAGGTCATCACGCCCGGCGTGCCACTTACGGCAAGCGGCTGGTGGGTTATTCCTTCGGCGGGAATCCTACAAGTCAAGGCAGATTCCATCGCAACCAACATTCCAAACTTTGGGGCGTGGGGTTATGAGTTCGCCTAACCCGGTTTACACACGACTCATTCCGGGGATAAACCTCCTAACTCGGGGAGTTTATCTCTATGGATGTTCAACGTGTAAAAAACAGTTTCGCTACGACGACCCATATGAACCCGTTTGCACGGGTCCATCGGAGAATCGTGACGACCATCCGCCAAAAATCATGCAATTACTGCGACGAGACCCGCGGAAAATTATATTGTATCCCAGCCCTTCTCCCATAACAACGCCAGCCGGTCAAAGTAACGCTGATATTGGGGCTTAACCGCGCGGATGGAGTATTTGTTCTCTGCGCGTATTCTGATATACAGCGGGGAAAGGTTTTGAACTTCGTGGATAGCAGCGACAAATTCTCCTAGATAGGAACACCGAAAACCAGTGACTCCCTGTTCAATGGTTTCGGTGAATCCTCCCCAGTCCGTCGAAATCACGGGAGTCCCGCACAGTTGCGCTTCAACAGCGACTTGATTGAACGGCTCTACATAGAGCGTCGGAGTCATCACGGCGCGAGCGCGCGACATCCACGTGTTTCTCTCCACCGGATTGAGTGCGCCAAGATATTCGGCCCCGTGAGTCACAAGAGATTTGTCCCCATGCCCGATTATCTTAAGCGGAACTCCCGCTGCTGCGGCGGAACGACAGGCAATCTCCACGCCTTTACGCGGGATTAACCGGCCCACGTAAAGCACGAAGTCTTCTTTTTTATCCCTAAATGGAAACTCTGACTCGTCGTAAAAACACGGAATCACGGCATCAAAGAATTTTCCGTCTCCCACATTCTGCGCTCCGTAGGTATGATGCCGCCACGCCTCGCTCTCAAACACCCGATATTCGCTGAAGCTCCCCGAATACCCGATGGAGTATTCGATAAACATCAAGTCGGGATGCGCCTTGGCAATCGACTGTTGGGAGAGTCCTCCGATGCTGGCGATGAAATCCTGTGGCTGTTTTCGTTTTTGGATTTCTTTAATCGTGCGGGCATTGGCCAATTGCCAAATGGGAGACCACTCCTCAATGTAGGCATATTGGTAGGGGGTCGGTTCCGGTTCGCCTTTCGCGTTCTTGGTATTGGCGAGGAGAGTTTCTTGTTCTTCTTTTTTGATAACCGTCACCAACTCATCACAGAGTGCTTCGTTCTCCTCGCTCGCGTAAAGTATGACCTCATGCCCTAGTTCCTTCAGGAGTTTCGCAAAACGAATTGTTGCGACACAGAATCCACATAGCGAGTAAGCAAAGGTGGTCTGCACATTGGGAAGTGCGAGTAAATGAAATCTCATAGGTCAGTGAAAACATCGGTCGATGCTACGCGCGGCGGAAGAAAAGAAAGCTACCGCGGTTGCAATAAGCAGAGCCGCGAGCACTGTAACCAGAACAGTCTCTAAAAAGAGACGCAAAATTAGTTTAATTTTCATGGGGTCGTGAGGAAGTATTCCACGCTAGTTTCCATTCCGCGGGAAGTCTCAATGAGATAAAAATGGTCTCCCGCCGTATAGCGGAACTTTTCCGCAGCGACGGTATATCGTCCCCGGGCAATCACAACGCCCGAGAATTCTTTCCCGGGGTAGGTGCCGCGAACTTCGTCACCGACCTTGAATTTGAATTTTTTCATGTTGAAAGGGGGGAATCGTAGTCCGCGAGTATTGGTAACAGCCATGAGCCTCGCGCGTTGTCTGCCAAGACTACGACCCGAAGTTGACCTAGTGTTTACACACCGTGCATCCCGAACCGTGGGAACAATTGGACGAAGCCGACTGATTTTGGCTGACCGCGTTGTTCGCGGACCCGATTACACCCGACCAGCTATCGGAATTCGCCACGGAGCCAGATTGCGAGTTTGACGAACTGGTAGCGCCCGCCGAGCCATAACCCTGTCCCGAACCTCCGCTGCCGCCCGCACCTCCCTGCGCGCTTGCGTTGCCCCCTCCTGAAGTGGAACCGCTCATCGTATTGCCGGTCTGACTGGATGACCCGCTATTGTTATTTACCCGAGTGTTTGATGGACGGAGCGAAACTCCGTTCAATGCCGATGCTCCGGCTCCGCCAACTGCGGAGACCAACGCCGGTCCCAAGCCCGCACCGTGGGCGGTGTCGAGGAAAGAGACGGTGTTGTCTTGCACATTGCGCGTAGCAAGCGCCGTGATGTTTGGACTGTCCAGACCGCGAAGAGAGATTTTGTAAATCTCAAGGTCTCCGATGCGTCCGATTTGCTTGGTGTGAGAGCATCCAGTGCCGAGGATAACCGAGACCATAATGGTCATCGCCGCGATTAGTTTCATCTTATTCATAGGGTAATGTTCATAGGATAATTGTGTCTGTTTAGAGAACCCACGGGTTGCCCCAGACTCGGCGGACCCGAAAAAAAGATTCAGCGTAACCGACCGGCAGAGGGACATGGTAACAGGAAATCCCGGCGATGTCGCGCACTTCGTAAGGACCTTTCATGTCCGCGTGAGTTCCGAAGTCTGCGCGATTTGAGATTTCCAGCACGTCGCGGCAAGCCGCTGTTACATCCCACTCAGCCGAAAGAGAACGCGCCGGAATTCCGGGAGCATCGACGGGCGATTTTCCCGGCGCGAGGGGGAGGGGAGGATACTCAACCGCTTTTGATTGAAAAGCTTTGATGAGTCCAAGTATGAGAGCGATTTTAAGAAGTTTGTCCATACTAGGGTTTTTCAACCGACAAGACCCAGCCCGCCGTCAGGACTCCCTTTTCAGCAACGAAGAGAGAATACTGTCCCGACGACGTGTTGCGACGAACCATGACTCGTCGTCCGATTGCCGCGAGTTCGTCGGAGTCGAGACAGGGGTTAACCGTTGGCCTTGTTCCAAAGTTTGTAATTTCCAATGTTTTCATGATGAAACTATATTTTGATTCGGGAAGTCGTCAATACGAATCAACCGATAGGGGATTTACTGACCTTTTCGTCCTCGAACAAGAGCGGAATTTTTGCTGCCGCAGCCGACATCACGTCGCATTGTTCGGCTACCCCCAAACACCAATGGTGCATCAGGTCCCGGTCAAATTGGAACGGCGGAGTAATGTGAATCTGCCCGTGCCATGCCGCAAGACGACCCATGTCCCTCGCGATTCGTCGTTGTTCGTCTAATTTCATTAGATTATTATGGCACGAGGTTTTTAATTGGTCAATCCACCACTTCGAGAAATAGCATCTCGTGAACTTTGGACTACCGGAAATTGGGCAACGTCCGCGATAAATCCATGCACAAGATTCAGTTCGCGTTTGGCGAAAATGTAAAGATGGAGTAGAGTTTCAAACTGTGCCACAGTTTCCAGCAGAATTATTTTTTCTTTCATGCTAACAAAATAACATCATGTCCGATTGCCGTCAATACGAATCGTCAGATAGGGGAATTACCGGCGGTGCCGAGTCGAACGGCATCTTTGGGGCAGCGGGTAATTAGTCCGCCCAACCCAACAGGTGTCCGTGTGCTTACTCGCGAGGTCGCACCGCGTTCACGCCTGACCGCCGGTAAAATGTTATGGCTGAAGTTCAATCGCCCGGATTAAATAAACCCACCGGTTATGACAAGCCCGCCAGTAGGAGCGGGTCTCCGCCGTGCCCGAGAGCACGGTGAGAATCACGAACGCAAGGAACGCCCGCGCCAGCCATCGACATTGATTTTTTACTGGCATGGGAACTCCCCGGGGATACCAAAACCGTGGTGATTACCAAACTTCAACTGAATGTCATACGTCGCCGTTTTTCCGAACTTTGGATGAACGAAGAAAAAGAGTTGCGAAGGGTCCACGGGAGAAAAGCCATTAGTAAGACCATAGCCGTCCAGTCCGGGGAATCCGCCGTTGACCAATACGCTTCCGCGTGCGTGCGGAAGTTGAATTCCCCGGTGCATGTGGCCGAGCAAATAATAGTGTGGACTCGGCTGGTCGTGCTTTCCGTAGAGTTGAGTGGTGCTGCTTACCATTCGTCCAACTGCGTGACTGGGAATACCCAGTGCTTTGTCTCCGCCGCGCAGATGGTCCCCGTGACTCAAATGAAAACGAAATCCCTGCACATCGAACAGCGCGAAGGGTTGTTCGTTGAGCGTCCACGTCACCGTCCCAAGGTCCCGGGTCAATGCTTGCACGTAGGCGTAGAGAAACTGGTCCAGATTCGAGTAGCGATTGTCCGTGGGCATCTTGTGCTGATTCTGCCAACGCGGATGGTTGCCAACGGCGCAATAGATGCGGATGCGTGGCACCAACGGGGATATGTTTCGGATAAACTGCGCCAGCGCGTGCCCCGCCCCGTAGAACTGAGAAAACAGGGTCGATTTCTGTTTGGCCTCTGCGCCGTGCTGCAATGCTCCGTCAATCATATCGCCGCCAAGACAAACGACCAGTTCGTCAATCCGGGTCGTGGTGTGGTCCTGCATGATGGAACGAACGCCGTCTTGCAAAAATTGCAATCGGTTCAGAAACGTCGTGAAATTATATCCGCCAAATCCGAGGGTTTGATTTGGGGAGATGACCTGACCCACATGGGTATCGCTCAATATCAACACTGCCGATTGTGCGGACCCCTTTCCGGCGGGCCGGGAGGTAAAGGCTGGATGCGGGTCGTAACTCACCGGAGCCAATGATTTCGCCAACTCGACAAGAGCGTCCGTGACGGACGATTGCTTCAATGCCCGCTCATACTTGGAGTATAGCGCATCATATTCGCGCTTCCAATAATCGCCGCCGATGCGCTTTTTGTCGTCCTCGAAGGTCGTGGAGATTATCACATCCGGCCCCGAGGGTCCGTCATTGATTTTTCCAATCTGAGCCGCGAGACGTTGACGCTTACCGCGGACGGCGGCTTCCGTTCGACCCGTCTTTTCGGCAATCGCCTTATCCGTCCAATGCGGTTGAGCGAACAGGGCAATTTCTTCGGGAGACCAATTAGGATTCTTCATTCGGAGCTTGGGGTGGTATTTCTGGATTTTCGGAATTTTCGGTTTCGAGTATGAGATTGACTTGGTCCTTCGGCGCACGGTCGAACGCGGCATCGAAATCGGCCAATGCGGCATTGGGGGTTGCGCCCACGCCAATTATGGCCCCACCGGGAATACTACTGTCGCCCCAAACAGCATAAAAACTAATTCCGTCCCGCATTAGCGTCGGACGATGAATGTAAGACGGTCGTAACACGAGCGAAGCCGCCGCCGTTTGCGTGGACAAAAACTCCTGTTGAGCTTTTTGAGTCTCCACAAGTTCATCGTAAAAATTTGTCGCCCCGGTCATCGACCAACGCGCTTCTTCGTCGATAATTTTCTCCAGTCGGTCGCAAATCTTGATGAAAGTATTCTCCGCCGCGACACGGGCTTCCCCCGGGACCAAGTCCTCGGACTTGGCCATCCACATTCCCACTTCTCGAAGCGACGCGAGAATCACCGTGGCCTGTTGTTCGTTAATAAACTCCCGACTCGGAACTATCAGTCCGCTTGCTTTTGGTGAATTCATTGATTCATGAATTTTTCAAGATTCCTTCGGCCCAAAGTAATAGATGTGTTGCATCGACGGCATTGTCATCTAAAATCGCGTCGTTGTCAAGCAGCCGAATTTGTCCATCGTAGAATCTAATCGTCTCGGGATACTTTTTAATCAACCACGCGGCCATCATTTCTTTCGTGGCCGAGCCGCAGCCTGTTGCGAAAATCTTTAGCTTTCCCGTCGCGAGACACTCGGTAGTCTTCTCATGGAGATATGCGTAGAGCCAGACGGTCGTCCGAAAACTGGCCCAAAGATGAGCCTGCGCGGTTGACCGCACAAATTGCACGTCTTCAAAGACGATGGCGTCAAAGGAATTTGATTCGTGCATATCTTCGATGAACTCCCACAAGGCTTGGATACGGGCATCGCCTCGCCGGTCTCCGCGAACCTTGCGTTGAATTGCGAGTGCTTTCTCTGTCGCCAGCAAGACGCTCCCGGCGCGAAGTTTTCCTTCTCGACGAATGGCCCATCCGGTCGTAGTTCCGAGGTCCAAAGATAGAATTTTCATCGCGTATTTTCCACTCCTTTTGCCTTCATGGCTTTTTGAAGTTTCGCAAGCGCGCGGTCGTGCGTCGCCCGAATGGCTTCGCGAGTAACGCCATTCTCACGTCCGATTTCGGCGAAGTTTTTTTGTTCTTCATAAACCCGGCGAATAATGTCCTGTTCGTGCGGATTCAGTGATAGCTTCGACTCGTTCAACAACGCTTGAAGATGGGAGAGATGCTCGTCTTCTTCCGCCTCCTGATGGGGGTCATCGGTAGGGATAGGCACACGTCCTGCGTATGTCTTGGGAGAATTTGAAGAGTGATATTCTCCTACATCGTTCAGCGCACGAGTGGGCGCGTTCTGGTCCGGTTTTCCCGGAATCTTCATTCTCACGGTCGAAAGATTACGCCAAAGACTCGCAATTTCTCCCCGAATAAAAAACTTCAAGTAAACCGTGAACCGATGTCCGAGGGTATGGTCAAATTTGTCGAACGCGCGCATTACGGCAAAATTGGCGGCACTCACCACGTCATTGTCCGGGAGCTTTCCCCGCACTAATTGCCGCGCATGACGCGCCGCAAACAGGAGATGGTTTTTGATGAGAAACTCACGAGCTTCGCTGTCGCCCGCACGAGCTTTGACGAAAAGCTCCGTCTCTTGTTCACGGGTGAGCATTGTAAACCGAAGGTCTGTGTCCTTCGGATAATATCGGTTATGGTCGTTCATGCTTTTTCATATTTATCTGATTGATGGATTGCACCCCCGCGTTTGAGCGGATAGCGGGCATCGCGATGAATTCGGTAAACCCGGCGGTGTTCGTCTCCGCCCACTTCGATTCGGAAAACACCTTTGGACGCCAGGGTAGAAAGATTTCTGGCGGCGGTTTGCACATTATAGGGGCGCATGGCTTCCGTCAAGCTCATATCGGAATGAATCGTCTTGTGGAGTTGCAGTGCGGTCCCCTCCCAAAACAAGGCCGCTGGTTGCTGGTTCATAAAAAACTCCCGCATCGTTTCATCAAGGATTTCTCCAAATGTGGCGCTAGCGGACGAATGGTTGGCCGAGTTGCGAAGTGATGGCTCGTGATATTCTTTTACCCCATACCGCGCCTCGGGAGCCTGACATTCTTCGGGAATACGAAAATCAAGAAGATACCGCGCGAAGTGAGGCAATTCTTTATTTACCTGCTCCCTCATCTCACCTTCATCGAAGAATTTGAAACCGTCCGTCCGTTCGGGGGCTACCCGGAAGAGCATGACCTTCTCTTGCATGGACATATCCAGATTGGGAATCCGACGGAGACTCTCGGCGTCATCGTTACCACTACACATTACACGCCCCTGCCAGAGCACCTGCCCGGCCTTACGAAACTTTTCGTTTGACCGAAACGAGAAGTTAGCAACACACCGCTTGACCATCTCGTCGAAGAGATGTTGAGTCCGCATAGAGGATGCGAGTGAACCGTCGTCCAGACTCCAAATGGGAACGTCGAATAACTCCGAATTGAACTGGTCCTCTCCTTGCAGCCACTCCTTCGCCTCGGCATGACCACCCATCAGGCTCGCCCAAATGGCGGTCGTATTGAAAGTTTTTCCACGGCCCTGCCGTCCGAAAATGAACACCGCTTGGCCGGAGCGCGGGTCTCGTCGATGGAAGGATTGATAGAACCGGGCACCCCACGCCAGAAAAAACTTCAATTGCTCCGGCGAAGAAAAAAAACCATCATAGAAATGAGAGATGAGGGGAAACCGACCGGACGGACCCCATATCGTTGTCTCCGCTGCCGGTTGTAACACGTCCTGATTGTGTATGTTCAAAAACTTTTTATGGTTGTAGAACATCACGCCTTTAGCGTAGCCGCAAAAGCTTCCTGCCGAGGTAATAACCGAAACGTCTTTGATGAGTTGCAGTGCGGAATCGATTTGGGAGAACGATGCCCCTTTTGCTCTCCTATCGGTCAATCCGCGCCGGACACGTAAAAAATTTGCAATCTGGGTGCTGTCTTCCCACAGCCATTGGTCCGACGTATTTTTTCGGATGAAACTGCGGCCATCGTAGTAAATTCCTTCAATGGCCTTACCCATCTCTTCGAGTTTATATTGTTTGACGAATTCATGGCCAAGAAGTTCAGACCAATCATAGAAAGGTTTTATAGCATGGGCGGAGAATGTCTGAATCCCTGTGGCGCGAACCGTGGCCGACTTTGGCGACGTGCTGCCCTCAATCCAGAACGATGGACCCATCGAGTCGAGCGTGAATTCACCGTCCCACTCGGCGAAGCGCGGATACTTTTTGGAAAGCTCGGCACTGGCAATCTCCAGCGGCACCGCCAGACCGGTAGATTGCCAATCAAACTTTGCGGAGACTTCCTGAAGCAGCCCGAGCAAGAGCGAATAGGGAACGACTTCGTCAGAGATTTTTTCCCATACGCACCCGTTTGTGTAGAGACGCTCCGGAGCTTTGAGCGCGCTTTCGTCCAGCCCCGCGACTTGGCGGTAGGGGATGACTTGGTCCAGCTTTGTCATCCAGACGATTGCGAATTCCATCGAAGCGAGCGCAACGGGCTTCTCAAAAATCCAGATGAGCCGCCAGTTGCCAGAGAGTGACCGCTCAATCCACTGCGGCTTGATTTTCATCCGCGAGATTGCCGCGTCGATTTCAATTCGCGTAAGCGGATAGTCGATGTCCGCGATATGTGCGTGCTGAAAACGCGGGGGATTCTCGACAGCGGAAATGCGGCCATTGGGATTGACCGCCTCGAATCCGGTGTAACACTGGAAATTCGTGTTAGGATTTTGCATCCAAGTGCTTCGTGCCGATTTATCGACGATGCACTTCTCCGGGACGCGGTCGAGAGCCGTGAACTCCCACGGACGACATGGTTCCGCTGACTGAACCGAGAGATTTTTAGTCGCGAAGAACATCAGATTTTCAAATATACCTCAACATCCGCGCTTTCGCAAGTATAACATCGCGCGACGGAAAAGCTTATCGGATTCGTCGAACATCCCGAGACCGGCGTTACATTTTTGACACAGGAGTCCCCGAACTACTCTCCTCCGATGGTCGTGGTCAATGCTCAGTCTCCGTCGAGGGTTTCGGCATATCCAGCAACGCCCGGATTGTCGATGATAAAGGATTTCGTATTGTGCCGTAGTTAGCCCGTAGCATCTCAGTCGAAATTGTCTCGCGGAGAGTTTTACCTTTTTCGGATTTTTCTTCGCCCAATGGCGTTTTCGGAGGTTGTCACAAGGTATGCAATAATTCCGGTATCCGCAAGCGGTCTCGGGCCGTTTGCGAAACACAGAATCAGCCTTCGGTTCTCCACAAATTTTGCAGGTCCTCATTTGAGATAGTGGCTCGACTCACATCCTTCGGCGGTGAGTGGGCATCCCGACAACCACGGGGGAGTCCGAGACATTATGCTCGTTACGTCTTTGGGGGTGATTTCGGGTTCAGCCTCGTTAATCGCTTCGTCGTGGGCGTGAAAGAGCACGTCGAGTCCAGGCGTCTCATCCAATGTCAACAGGTGATGCCCAAATCCATCCCGTGATATTGCTTGAATCAAATTCTCGGTAAGCAATCCTCCATAGATAGGGAATCGACGGTCGCCAATCATTGCCGTAAAGACTATTTTCCGTTCAAAGCCCGGTTTCCCGTCTTTCCGGGGAACAGAGCGCGCCTCCCGTTGAACCTCCGGGTATCTCATTACCCGACCCGAGGGCAGGGTCATCTCGAAATCTCCTCCCACGCTATCCTTAAAAGCCGTGTCAAGAGATTTCCAGAGCCCCACAATTTTAGGATTTGATTTCCGATATTCGTTAACGATGCGACGGGAGTTGTAACCGTAACCCGATACCATCTTAGGTTCCCCATCGCCCCCGAAGCAGGGCTCGCCATCTTCATTGCACGCCTGAACAAACTCGGGGTCTCCCAATGTGATGTTCAATTGGGCCATTGCTTGCGCGACGATGATAAATTTCTGCCATCCGCAGCCGTAACCGAGACCCAACACGCGAGCCTTGGCCAAAGCGTATAACTCCTTCGCCTCTCCATCTCCTTGTTTAATAAGCTTTTTCATATCCCCGCGAGTCCAACTCATTGTAGCTTCCGCGTGCGCCTGATAGGGCGATTGACCCTTCGCCATCCGGTCAAGCATTGCTTGGTCCCCGACAATCCATGCGAGCACCCGGGGTTCAATCTGAGACAAGTCAGAGATGATGAGCTTTTTCCCCGGGCGCGCGATAAAAAGTTTGCGTATATCGAGAACCTCCGTTACGTAAGACGGAAGTTCTGGAAACGTAGCAATCTCTTTCAGCCGAGTTAAATCGGAAATGAGCCATCGTCGGTCATCCAGAAACAAAGGTTCCTTGCGAAGGTTTTGGAGATTCACGCCTGCGTCGCCGGACCAACGGCCCGTGTGCGCGCCAAAATACTTCAACGAGAAACTCAGGATACCGTCCGGCGAAAGCCGGGTCGCTATCGTTTGCAGCGAGTCGAGGAACTTGTTAATCGACCGCCAGTTTGCGACGTGCTCAATCCACGGATGCTTGGCGCAATAGGCTTTCTCCCATGCGATGAACGCCTCCTCGCCGTCTCTGCTCTTCACAGGCGGACACGGGATGCCCTGCTTGTGGCAGAGTTCCGCGATTGCCTTGGGGCTTGTCGGCGGTCTTCCCTCGGCTATCCACGGCAGTTGCTCCTCCGCGATGCGGAGTGCGTCGGTTGCAACGACGATATACTTCTTTAGAAGCTCCACGTCGATTTGAATTCCCCGGCTACCCTGCTTGATGGTCAGTTCGGAGAGTCTGCGCTCGTGCTCTGGCCAACGATGATTGTGTTTTTCCCAAAGTTGTTGACAGTGGAAAGCATCGGAACGAGCATATGTCAACATCTCATCCCACTTACCGTCCGCGACCATATCATTTGCATGTCTCCCATTCGCGTAGTCGCGAGTCTCCTTCGACAAGGTGACACCCAGAAGATACGACGTTGCGTCTTGCAAAGACCGCCGATTGCATAAATAGGCGGACATGTTCGCGGTGCAATGCCATTCGGCAGGTTGGACCCGGGGAACCAGTCCCCGCTCCTGAGCCGAGTCCGTCACCATTTTATCGAAGTGTTTATTATGGCTAACTAGAGTTTGCCCGTTCAGCGAATCCCAGTTGAAGTCCTTTGGCGCACCGGCCCATGAGTCTGTGCCGTCGCTTACCGACAATAAATATGGGTCAAATCGGTCATCGTGGAGATACCGCCACATGCCAAGCTCTTTAATGCCGTAACCCTGTTTGGTCGCGTAGAAAGTTTCCCAGTCGTATCCAATTACACGTTTCATTTTAAGGTGCAGCCAACCGAGGGATGACGTTGAACTTTACGGGAAACAATGACGCGCGCCAACATATTTAGACGCTCCTCGGCGTTTTTTACGGCCTGACCGGTGATGAACCAATCCGCATCCGCGTCGGGAACCGCCATTTCTGACATATCCGCTATCGCAATCTGTCGAATGGATGATTCCAAATCCGCTTCCACCGAAGTCAAGAACTCCTCGCTTACCCGGGTAAATTTTCCCGCCCTTTTCTCCCGGCTCACCTTTAGGGCAAACTTTTTGACGGCGGACCGATTAAGAATTGAACTCATAGATTGATAATTGCTCCTGTCCCGAAATGCTGTAAAGCTCCGCAATCGTAAGCCCGGGCCGCATCGAGTTCTGACGAAAAATAGCCGAGATGAATCCGTTTCGTGTTCAACCGCAAATCCGCAGACCATCGCTGTTTTTCCCGTGCCCACGATACCCCCCGAAAAGGGCTAGTCTTTCCGTAGGGCTTTCTACGAAAGGCCCGACTGTTTTCGACTCGGGTCATCTCTCGGAGATTTTTGCGCTGATTGTTAAGCCCGTCCCCGTCCTCATGGTCTGTATCCTTGTCCACAGCAGTCCCGAGGATTAGCCGGTGCATCTTCGCGTAAGAATATCCTCCGCCTGCTTTCGGGATGTTAGTGGCCGCATACCATCGACGACCACTCTTCGAGGCGTGCCAAGTATAGGACTTCAGCTTTTCGTAGTCACCGTCATCCACTAGGGCAATTTTTCCCCGGGTAAGCGGGATTGTCTTCATTCGCTCTCCACTTCCTCGGGGATTTCCATCGTCAGCGGCTTCTTGTCCGTCGGACAAATCGGCGGTCCGAAGTCCGCCCACTTCTTCGCGAGACGCACCGTGTATCCGCAGCAATCGCACTCGGCTTTGTGCATCCGCGTTGTTTGGACCTTGCGCTCACGGGTGTGTTTTAATTCGCTATGTGGGTAAGGACCGAGGTCGGAGAGTATCGCGTGTAAACGCTCAACCATTGCCGCGTCCGCAGTCGTGGTGGTCGGCTTTCCTTCGAGACCGACTTGCTTCATTGCCCGCTTGAACTTGGGACCGTGTTTGGCTTTGGTGCCGATGGCCGCATGAACCATCTCGTGAACCAACGTAGCAAGCACTCCGCCCGCCGTGGCCGCATCGCAGAGCATCGGGGAGATAAAAAGCTGCGGTTTGCCATCGGCGGCACACAGCCCATCCCAACACTCCCCGATGACCTTTTTCTTCGTGGCCAGTCCGCCCTTGGATGGGAACCCGCACGAAACCCGAAGCTCTGGGACGGCAAGGCCAGCCCCTCGGAAAAGGGGCGTAAGTTTTCCGACCGCGTCGGTCAACCATTGTTCTCGGTTCATGGAAATACAATACCACAACGAAGCGGGGCGTCAAATTTTATTTTTGACGCCCCGTTCGTGTAAACACAGATTACTTCAGTCCGATGACTTCGTAAACGAACGCCTGAAAAGCGTCGCTGTTCTTCAAACCGGGCCGAATCACCGGGACAGCCGCGAAGTTCTCACCGAACTTCTCCATCTTCGACGTGAGACCCCAACTCTGCTTGGCGTAACCGGAGCGGAGATGGCCAATCTTGCGGGCGGTGAACATTGCCTTCGCCGCGTGGGTGTAGGCGGTTCCCTTCATGCTCCACAAGACCAATGCGTAGTATTTACCTTCGCATTCATACGGGAACTCGATGTGGTCTTCGTCGGCGAGCTTCGCGGGCTTCTCCACGAGACAGAGCGCCGTGGCGAGCCGTTGGAAGTAGCGGAGCGCCTTGCCGGTGCCAGCCTTCGCGGCGGCTTCGGACGCCGCCCATTCCTTGTAGTCGAGCGTGCCGCCATGCTTGACGATTTCCTGTTCCGTGTGGGCGAGGATGCCCAACACTCCGCCCGTTACCTTCTCGGCGAACTGAGTTTTCTTGAAGCCCAGAACGGTGATGTTCAACGGCGGGTCGCCGATGACACCCTGCTTGCTGGGTGAGTGGATGACGAGTGCCTGTTTCAGCACGATTTCGCCCGGGTTGAAGATTTCAGACAAATCACCGACCTTCTGCACGATGTTGATACGCGGGAGGATGATGTCCTCAAAGCCGATATTTTGGTCGTCGAACGCAATCGGACTATCCACGACGGCGGGGGCTTCCGGTGCATTGACCACCACAACCGTAGTGACGGGAGTAGCAGGAACCAACGGGGCCGGAATAGCTACACCGCCGCCGACGGTGTTGATGCTTTCCACCGTGACACCCGCAACCGGAGTCGGGTTTTCAATGCGCTCCACCGTCACGGAACCTTCCGTAAGGGCCGGGGCCGCTTCATTTTTCTCAAACGATACTTTCATGTTTTTTCTTTCTGTTTTGGGTTTTGTTGTTTACTTCGCGGCAACCTTGGTCTTATCAGACTTTTTTGATTGCCGCAAAAATGCAAATGGATTGCCGAGTTCAACGATGCCCGCATCCTCGACTCGCTGACCAAATTCTTCGACAGTCTTCTCCTTCTGACCGCGCGGGGCTGACGCTGAAATTAAATCTTCAACTGGAGTAATGGGTATATCAAAAAGTTTCTCAATCTCCGCGCGAAGTTCTTCTGGCAGAAATTCTTTGGCCGCATCCGCAAATTTCCGGGAGTCGAGAATTTTACGCTTCTGCATTGTAACCAGCGTATATCCATCGGGAATAAAGTCCATATTCTCGATGGTCTTCTCCGTCGCTTGCCGACGAAACGCTTCTGCCCATATTTTCAACACGTCCGCGAGTCGGATGCCCATGTCCACATCTTTTGGGTCAAAAATCGTCGTGGGATTTACATTAGCTGGAATCTCCAGCGGCTTATATTTCTGTCCAACTTTCAGGGCGAGCGCAGCAACCGCCGGACATTTGCCAACCAACGCGCAAAAAAGGCAGGTGCCGACGTTGGGTTTTGCGGAAGAAAAATCGTGCGGATTTGCTGCGGCGGCAATCGAGCGACCAACCACGACGCGGATACGGAGATGGTATGACGAACAATCCGACAGGTCAAAAGTATGCTCCGACATCTCGTCGATGTGTGGCTGGATAAAAGATACCCGACACTTGCGTAGCTTCGGAAACATTTTCTTCAAGCCCAGCATGTAGGCGATGCCCTGAAGGTTGTCCTCTGCGGAAGTCACCGCATTGCGACCAAACTTGTAATCGACGATGTCCGCCTCGGTCCCATCGGCGGAGATGACCGCAAAGTCGAGATAGCCCGCCGTGGTGCCTTCAAAAACAACGTGCTTAGTTTCTCCCTGACGGAAGCCCGGGGAGACCTGACCGTCTTCCGTGAGAATATCGAATCGTTCGATACTTTTAACCGTAATAACGATGACTTCGTCGTCAATGGGCAGGTAAGCTTCCTTGAGAATGGTGCCCCCGGGATAACCAAAAGCACGTTCCTCACAAAAGAGCATACAGTCTGCAACCGCCGCAGCACGGTCGTCCGAGAGCCGGTTGTCGTCCGCACCACGTTCTACCGCATCGTGCTGGATTGTGCCAAATATCGCCGCTTCATTCGTGGAGTTCCGGTTTTGGAATTTGGGGCAGGCTTCGCGACTTTGAAGCGAGGAAGGCGAGTAGGGATGATGGATACGCGGTGTTTCGTTATTCATTATTTTGAATGAGAGATGCGAGCCGGTTTACCAATGTCAATCCGAGCATGTAAACGACTTTCATAGCGCGCAGGGTGGAAATGTAATGATAGCTTTCGAGTGTTGAACTTGGCCCGCTTTAGCATAGGCTACCCAGCAGTCCTCGGTCTCTTCTCCCTCTCCGTTCATCTGGAACAAAACGTGTGGGAATTCTTGTGACCATTTTGTCAGGTCCTCTTTCCACTCATACCACTTGCCGGGTTCCTCCGAAGACCTCGCATCTTCAGACAAGCAGTATTGCGCCCCTTCAGAGGTTAAAACCAACCGTTTGATTGCCTCCTCTTGCGCTGGGTCGGTCGCTCCGAACCAGTCAAGACGGAATCGGGTGTAGTATCCCATCTTACTCACTCTCCGGGTTGCGATGAATAGACCGCGCCTCCGCGCACATCCCGGAAGTGCGCGGGTGCTCCCCCAATTTTGGAGATTCCGGCGACTCCGGCGACTCCGGCGACTCCGGCGACTCCGGCACGTAGGACGCCAACACCCGTAAAGAACTGCCGAGCTTTGCCTCGTCGCGGGCAAGCTGACGCTCTGCACACAAATCCGCCCACTGATTCGTTTCAGGACGGCCCCGCTGACCCCAAAGAGCCGCCATGATTTCCCGACCACCACAACCGACTTTTCCTTTTTTCATATTTTGATTCCTTTACTGTTTAGCTGTTCTCGGAGAAGTTGATTCTCCCGTTTCAACCGTTGAACTTCGATGAATAGGTTGAAATGCACTCGTGAGTGATTCTTTTTATCTATCACAAAAAGATTCTCAATTCGATTATCCGTTTTAATTCCATTCAGATGATGAACTTCTTCTCCGGGAAGAAGCTCTCGACCCAAAAAAGCTTTCATCACTTGCTGATGTTCATAACACCCGCGTCGGCTACGACCGCCGCGAATTCTTACATATCCGTTAGTGTCCACCACCTTTCCTCCCCGATAGGCCGGGTTTTTGTTCCCCACAAAGGATTTTCCATGACACGACCGGGAACAAAACTTCTTTGTTTTTGCGACACTTGGGCAGCAAAGGATTTCTTTCCCGCAAAATTGACAAAGAACTACGGTCACTTAATACTTTCCTTTGATTCGTTTTACCATCCTAGCGTGGGTGGGTCTCCATCCATTTTCTACTCCGCGCAATAGACGGACTTGCGCGTCAGCTTTTGCCCTGCTTGTGTGTTTACTTTTTGTTCCATTAGGTGTGGAGACTCGATAGCCCCCCTTCACTTTTGTTATTTTCTCCGGCATATTATCTCACCTCCTTTCATTCTGTCAAATTAAAATTTGTCAGCGCATCCAGTGAATGTGACGAAAGCGGTAAATTTGCCGCCCACAAATCACCGTCGTTGAGAGCGTCAATCTGGTTGAGTTTCTGCGAAAGCTGGCGATGCGTTTTTACCTCGACGGTGTTCGCCGCCAGAATCACGCGATAAAAAGATTTACTTTTTCCACCGGCCCGGGGAAATCTTCCGCATACCTGACGAAAGGCCGAGGCGCTATTCGGAAGCGATACCAATCCGCCCCGTGGGTATTTTCCGGTCAGGTCATGTAAACTGATTGACACTCCTCCCGCTTGATTATTCAACAGGATACCACGCTCACGGTCCGCTTGAATATCGTCGATGAATCCTTGCCGTTGGGTCTGTCCCGATTTCCCGCGTTGATGACCGTCGATACGACATTTCCATTTTAATCTTTTTTGTAACGCATCCAACGTCGCCGTGAAATTCACGAAGATTCCAACTGTGCGCCCGGAAGCAATCGCTTCATTCGCAATTTCCTCAAAGAGCGGGGCCTTAAGAAGTTCAACCTCTTGCCGAGCGCGAAGTAATTTGGTCAGGGGAAGCTCCACGGACCGGTCTCCCAACTTGCGCTCATTAAGTTCGCGAATTGCATCGTCCATTTCCGCGTAAAGTTCGTCGATGCGACCACTTTCTTTGAGGTCATAGAGTTCTGCGGTGATATGACAGGCCGGAAACGCATCCCCGAGTTCTTCAATACGGACCCTCTCGCCTCGCGACGGGAAAATTTCCTGATGTAACTGCGCCATTTTGTGACGCCGGAATTCTTCATTCCCCATGAATTGCAATCCGCCAAAAGGTGATTTGCGACAACCCAATCGGTTAGCCCACCGATAGAAGCCCGGGAGATTCGCGTCTTTCCGGTCCACCAGATGATGGAGCCCCAGCAGATAACCCAATGCCCGGAAATTAAGTGGCGAATCGGCCACTGTCGCAGATAACCCCAAGACCGGTATCCCGGCAATTTTCGCACCCACGAGCATATCTGAATTAAGCGAATCGACTGCTCCGCAACGATGCACCTCATCAAGAATGAGTAGCCGAATGTTGCTATTCCAAAAGAATTTTCCATAATTGTGTGGACGAGTTTTAGAAATTGCACAATGAATACCGGCAGGGTGATGCGGACACGAAAACGGCTTGGCCAAATCAATCTTCAACTGACATTCGCTACATTCAAGAAAAGATTCGGATTTCTCTGTCGGCATGTTTTCCCATGTCCCAAAAGGGGTCTTGCCAGTCCGTATCATCTCGTAGTTGAGCACGTCAAATTCGGTGCCCATTAGTGTCCCGACTCGCTTCCAAGCCGTAATCGAAATCTGAGGACATACCACCAGAGTCGGGACATTTAACTCACGAGCGACGGCGATAGCAACATAAGTTTTCCCGGTTCCCATCTCCGAGGCATCTATCGCCGACCTACCGGTTCGTAGAATAGATAATAAATGCTCCGCCACGGGCTTTTGATATTCCAGAAGTCCCTCAGTCCTCATACACTGCCCATTTCTTCTCGGGGCCGAGACCCTCTCCCAACAATTGTTCGACAGACTCGCGACAGTCTGAGGAATGATGGACAATGCGTGAACCCACACAATCGACACACGGATGGCACCAACATTTTGCCGAATGTTCATGCGAAAAATCGTCATTGAGTGGAACGACATTAACCATCTTAATTTCCTTTGGCGTAATTGCAGTTCGCCGAATGTGTTGAAGTCACATCCCCGTCGCACGCCGGGCATATCCACTCGTATTCATCGGCGAGTTCAAAAGATTCATCGAATTGTTCTCGGGACATCAACTCGCGCTCGGGCGGGCTATCCCATCGTTGAAGGGCCACTGTGCCGCCGGGATTCAATGCCTCAATCATCCAGAGCAATCCGCTTATCTTCCGTCTCCAAAATTGTCCCTCGCGAAGTCCTTTCATGCAAAGTGAAATCCCTCCCGGCTCCCCGGCGAGCGAATCACCAGAATTCCCCGGTAATAAAAGTGCGCCACTCCCTGTCGTTGAAATTCGAGCGATACCTGAGATTGTGAACACGACTGAAAGTCCGCGACACTCGTGGCTACTTCTGAGAATAGCTGGTCGTAGTCTTCTGAACCCAGAATCGCAATCTTCGCGGGTAGTTGCGCGATAGCGACATATCCCCGAAGATGTTGGCTAAATCGGACCTTAGCGTTCATCAAAAATATAGAAGTTCGATGGCAATCTGCCCCTCGAAAATAGGTCCCGTCAGTTCACCGACTTGATGCGTCAGCGGTTCGATGAGCAACCAATGACCCCCCTTGATTCGCATAATGACCATCACGTGATAAAGCGGGAAGTCCGCGGGGTCAAAAGTCATGGGACGATACTCGTAAATCGGGCCGTCGATTCGGACTCCCACGAAGCCGATGGCCAGTGCTGCCGGATATTCGCGGTATTCGACCAACGCTTCCTTGCGAAGCAGAATCATCAATTCGGCGGCGTTGTCGTCACAGTCATAAGCTTCGGGCACGTAAACGTCCTCAAGCTTTCGGAAAGCGCGCTTCAAAATCAGTTTGGCCGTTGGCAGCGTGGGGCACACATAACGCGAGTCAACCGTGAACGGCGGCTGGCGAAGGTCCGGGCACAAGTCCGCGAGTTCCGATTCAAACGTTCGTTCAGACGCAATATCGGCGGGTTCAGTCTGTCCATCCGGGCGAAGCGTGCGTTGCGGACTATGTGGACGCGCCTTCTTGCCAAAATACGCGGCGGGAGAAGTCGCTTCGTTCTTCGACGGTGCGACACGGAGAAAAACCGCCTCAACGGCAATTAGGAGCGAGAGAACTGCCACTATGGCGATTTGTTTTTTGGGACTACGCATGACTATCGAATTCTTTCTATGGTTACGGGGATAAGCCCCAGTTTTGGATTTGCTAACGCGCTAAACGATGCTTCGGATAGGTCAATTGCACGGTGTAGCCGCTTGGCGGGTCCTCTATCGTTGACACGCACATCGACATGCCGGTTGAGGTAGGACACCCGGAGAACGGTCCCCAAGGGGTAGTCCCAGGAAGCGCAAGTAAACCTACGCGGGTCGAAGCATTCGCCCGACGCAGTTCTATTTCCCGCGCACTCAGACCCATACCATGACGCAATTCCCATCGCTCGGTAATCTCGACGAGACGCCGTTGAAGGGCCATCCATTGCTTGGGTGTCATACGTCAGAACGGAAAGATACACGAACGTCGCCGTTGCGCAAGCAAGGATTGAATTTCGGGCAACCATAAAATTCGGAGTCGATAGGTTCTATACCAGTCAGCGTAGTCAAACTCGTCGGGAATCATGTCGCGCGCGTTCGCACGAAACTCATAAATCTCCCCGCTGAGATGCGCTCGCAGAAGATAAAACCATGCCGGGTCGTAGAAACAGCAATACTTGTCCGCCCAACATAATTGTGAGGGTTTTTCGTGTGCAAGCTTGGAATACTCCCGGCTGTGATAAAGCGACAGGTCATGCGTGACGCCTTCGTGATATGGGGAATCTCCACAACCCGTCGAGCCGGTGAATCGAAACATCCAACGAGCCATCTTTTTTGCAAGGCTTGCTCCGCGTTCCGGGTGTCTGCGACCTTCTTTTCCGTCCATGTTCGGACAACCCCAATATCCAAAATCATGACAGAATATGGCGCACCACTCATATCGGTCTGGCCATTTGCCGTATAATTTTCTCCACGCGAGGGCAACCGTAAGAGGATGCCACCAAAAACAATGAACCCCGAATACGACTGACTTAGTTCCTCTAGAAATCATCTCAACTCCTCCGGTTGATAGGTCCTCAAAATTTCAATCGCAAACTTAATTAAGTCAGTAACTCGCTGTCCCGACGGATGGTGGGAGGCCCAGAGTTCGAGATTTGTAGGCCGATTATCGGACCGTATTCCATTTTTGTGATGGACCGTTTCGTTGAGGAAAAGTTTACGTCCAAGGATTTTCTCCATCACAACGGTATGCTCCAGCTTCCGGTCAGGATATTTACCCCGTATTTTTGTGCCATTGATTACCACATAGCCTGCCGCATGACGCGTTCGTCCGCCTCTCCAACTGGGGTTTTGAGAACCCGTTAACCGTTTACGATGGCCACAACTCTTAGAGCGGCCATATTTCAAACTCGGGAACTCCACCGCTCGGATTTCTCCACAATCGCATTTACAAAAAACTCTTGGAATCCTTTGGCCACGGTCGCGAATTGCGGGGCGAGCTATCCTAATGATTTCCCAGTCCCCATATTTCATTCCCATCTTCATCGGTGATCAAGGATATTCGGAATGAGATTGTCGAAGGAATTATTCAACGCCTCTAAAGCCATCGGGACCAACCCCCGAAGGTTCGGGATAACCTTTGGGTGGTTGCGAACGTCGATAATGCTGAAAAGTCCCACCTGTTCCTCCGTCGTTTGAGGGAGAGTCTGATTGTTCTCGGGCAACCGGATTGCGTAGCAATAAACTCCGGCATCCTTAAAACACATTTCGGTGAATGGAGTCCAATCTGTGCCGAGCGTTTTGATGCCGGTTTCTTCCTCGAATTCGCGCGCCATTCCCGCGTTACAGAATTCGTATTGCTCTAGCTTCCCGCCGACGCCATTCAACAGACCCTTCTGCCACGCTGGTTTGTTTTTGCGAATCAGCACAACAAAATTGTCATGGTCCGTGAACGCGAAGCCGAGGCAGTATGGAATCATAGGAGCGGAATGTTCATAAACGCGGCCCAATGCTCAATTTCCCGATGGAACAATCCAAGTGTGCCGTCGTTGCTAATATATTCGACACAATCGCACGCCGAAAAAGTGACCGTCGGGTCCTCGGGAATCCCGGGACGGGCAATCCAGACGATATGGTCGAACAGCTTTGCCGCCTTGACCGCCTCAAGTTCAATTTTATCCCGAAGACCCGCACAGATGTCGCCAGATTGTAATGCCATACGGGCGAGAAGAGTTTGGTCCACGCGGCGAAGTTCGTCACAGTATTGTTTCCACAATTCGCGATTCTGATGCCGGGTCTCCCACGCTAGCTGCGGATGAATCCCGAGCCGTGCCGCCATATAGGGAAGTGCGGCCCACGAGAATGAACCGGCGTAGCGCAAGCCCGTAATTTTGGCAAGGTAAGCCGCCGCTTCATCCTTTCCCGCGCGCCCGTGACCAACAAAAAGAATTTTCATTCGTCAGAGTTATGGTTTTTGCGGATGGCTAATGCCAGCACAATAGCACAGACCGCGAGGAACGCAATCGTAAAAATTTCAGGAGTGCTCATTGAAATGGAGAAAACGACCTTGTCTAAATCAACGTAGAGAAAAGGACTCATGGTTCGTAGGTTTGTTTTCCGCGTCGCGTTAGTCGTTCCCACTGAAGAAACCATTCAGATTCATGCCACGGTTGACGGGCAGCGGACGGTTTGCTCCCTGCGGAACATGAGTTATCCACCGGTGCCCCGGGGCGAGAATCGTTGGCTGCGTTTTCGTCTTTTGACATGGGCCAGACGCTTCGTATTCCAAAAGTGTAAAATACGCTTGTCGGAATGAATTAGCTCGCGGGTCCATTGCGGTCAATCTCCGGCGGCTTGTCCGGCGTATGGTCTTGGACCATCGGGTCGCGCAAAAGATTGGCATCGTCGTGCGCGTTCGCTGCCTCAAGGGTGCGCGCCAGATACTCCGACTGTTGAATCTCTGTCGCTGTGCGCTCACGACCGGAGCTAACAAGGCAAGGAACATACCGGGGGTCATAGAAGCGGGCGTCCGGCGGAATTGCTGGCGCGTGCTTAATCGTGACGGGCTGTGTCGTGCGGACTTTGCGCCACGGGGCAATTGTTTTCCTCGGTAGCAGCCCCCGTTTCCCCCAGTTCTGAAAAGAAAACACACCGACCTTGATGGCTACCTTGCGCCGGATGAAAAACGTCTGGCCGATAGCGAGCGAGAAAAAGCGTTTATAGATGTGCTTGGTGCGTTTCATAGAAGGGAGCGAATCAGAGCGATGATGCCGGGAATAGATAGTAAGAGCCACAATATGCTCGGAGTTTCTCCCGGTTCCCCTGTCATGCCGCACGGTCCAATCGGACCAGTCTTACCTCTTTTTACTTTCTGTTTCATACGGCTGACGCAACGCGAACGTTGTATTCCGCCCGTGCTTGGCGCATCACCCCGAGATGAGCGACCTGAGCCGTGGCGAGGTTCTGTTGAATCTGTGAACCGGGCGTGCATTTACCCGCAAGATACTTGCACGTTGCCGCGTGGCGTGCGGACTTTTTGATGACGCGAATCAGTCGCACCATCGACACCCGCTGCAAATCCACCGTCAGCTTAACGGCGCTATCCTTCGGCTTAATGCGCGGAACGGAAATCGCGGACGACAAGGCTCTAATGAGGCGTTTCCGACGCGGAGCCGTGGACTTGGCCGGGAAAGGGAGAGCAAGCACCTTAACCGCGGCCTCGCGAGGAAATCCCGACAACGGGGTGCGCTGGAACTGCGACCATGCGGAGTCGCCTGCGGCGCGTTCGACCTTACGGAGCTTCTTGTTTTGGAGTTTGTTCTTCGCAGACATTTGATTTTTGAGTTTGAGTTTTAGTTGTTCTTCAGGTAACGGATTAAAGCATACAGCACGCGCGGCGATTCGTCAACGAGACCAAGGACAAAATTGCATGAGCGGCACAAGAGTCCACGCACCCGGGTAGTCCTGTGGCAATGGTCCACGCCGAGTTTCACTTTCTTTTTGCAGGTCGCACATCGGCCTTTTTGCGCCTTGAGCATCTGGTTAAACCCCGCGAGGGATAGCCCATAGTTTCGCTTCAAGTTAAACGCCACAAACTTTTGTGGATTGAGCTTGCGGTATTCTCGGTTATACAGAACTAGGTAGGCCCGTCTCTTTTCAAGTTGAGCGATAGTCTTTTTCTTGTGCCGAATCTTTTGTTGCGCATACCGGCAAAGTTTACAGACAGTCTCGTGGCCATCTCGTCCCGACGGATGCTTGGAGAATCTGGTAAGGACGGGTCGAGTAACCCGGCAACGCGAACATCGTTTTACTGACCCAGAACTCATGTAGGCTTTACCGACTTGGATTGACCAAAGCAAAGAGCGAGGACATTCGCGCAGTTCTCGCAGAAGTAAAAGTCTTTAGGGGAACCTCCCGGCGTTTGTTGGACGACGTGTAAACGCTTCATTACCGCGGTCGAACCGTCGGGCAAGAGATATTCCGCAGTATTTCTTCCGTATCCCTCGATATGAAAAGAACAGCGTATATTTTCACAGAACGGCGTCATATCAATGCGACTCCACGAGCCAGAGTTTCAGGTTGCGTCCGTCCTGTCCGACGATAGACTTCACAAGGTCTGGTAAATCGGACGCAAGCCGCATCCCGGGAATGTTATCCGAGAAGCGAATCGCGGACTTGCTGACGCGCTCGGAGAGCGTGACTCCCGCGGAATTCTTCGCGCGATGAAAGCGCAAGACAATGTCGCACTCTTGTCCCGAAAAATCTACGCGACCAATCAGGCGAGAGCAGGCGTCATCACCATCGCCCAGATTCAAAAACATTTGCTGAATTGTGCTACCCGGCGCAAATTTCACATCATATCCTGCGGGAGTCCGGGTCTCGATGGTGCTGCCAGTTCGGATGATGTCCTCCTTCTCCGATTTCGGAAACTTGGCGCGAACCAGTTCCCATAGCTTTGCGTAGTCGTTGTTACCGCCGCCGGTCAAAGGAGTTTCCACGGTCACTTGGCCGTGTCCGTCCACATTGAAGAAGCCAATCAGATAGTTTGTGTCGGTCATAGAATCAAGAGGGTTTAACGGCTGAGGTAAGTAGCTTTGCGAGTAACGGATTTCCAGCGGAAAGACAATCCTTGGCTAGAGTAATGGGACACTCTTTCCCCAAGCGTCGCGAAACGCCACGAATAACGCGCCTTGACGGAGACACTTCTGTCGGGGGTTTGGGCGGTCGTTTCAATCATGAATAAAGGTGCCCCGGGTCGGTTAATTGTCAAGTTAGATTGTCGAACACTGCCCAAGGTCAACGATGACCAAAGGACCTCCTACAGGCCGGTGAAATGAATTCAGGGCTTCGAGGGCAACCACCGGGAATTCTTCAAGCCAGATAGCCACGATGACATAGGGTCGATTGGTCGTGTCGGACGTAAGGGTAACGAAACGTCCAAGAAGTGATGTAAAAAGATTTTTCACCTGATGATGGCGTTGACCTTGGTAATGCTGACCAAGACCGCTTCCTGCCGAAGTTCGCGTTTGATTAGTTCGGCCAGTCCAACGGCAGCATCAGTTCCCCGTAGGTCCGTGTAAACGGTGAGAGTTCGGCCTGCCTCGGAAAAGGAGTAACCCTCATAATTTACCCACGAGCCGACAGTTTCGGTCAGCGTGTGTCCGCCGAAAAGAGAACCCGCCGCTAGGCCAATAAGCCCCAACGCGGCCAGAGCATCACACTCGAAAATCCGGTGCTTCTCTTTGTCGAGTTCGACCCCGAACGTGAAGTCGATTTTGTGCGTGAATTTCTTCATGAAAATATGATAGTCCATGACCGACCGATAGTCAATACAAATCAACTGGTAGAGTAAACCCCCACGAGACAAAGTCTCGGGGATTTGCCTAGTGCGGGCAGCTATCTGTTCCCAGCGTCGGGCTTTGAAGTCGCCTTCAAAACGGTCAAACTCGAAGACTTGGGCTTCGGCTCCATCGCGGGTAAAAAAGTGTTGAATGGATTCCGAGTCTTGGCGGGAAATGGTCTGATTGGCTTCGCTGACAAAGATGACACCGCACGTTTTTGGTTCCGCGAGTGACACAAGCGTCGGGTCTCCGAACGCCGTCGGGATTGATTTGACCGCCCATTCGTTTAGGCGAGTATCCCCTGACAACAAGTAAACCGAAATTTTGAACATGATAAAATGATGGCATGGAAACAAACAAAGGTCGGTTCTTTAAGTTGCTGCGGAAAGCTGCTCGCCCGCCCGCTCAAGCATCAAAGCGAACATCTGCGAGCCGTTGCTTGCGGCGGGCAAGTTCCGCCGCTGTGTAGTTCTTCGGGACGCCCTTGGCCCGGCGTCCAAGGGCTTGCGCGGCTTTATTCACGCGGGGTAATTTTTGTAGGAAGCTTCCTTTTGGCGAAAACTTTCGTCTTGCAAAGCGCGCAAATCGCGTTGCTCCGCTTCTTCGTCCGAAACTTCTGCGCTGCCAACTGCGCTACCGTCATATTCATTTCGCGCCGTCGCAGTCGGACTCGGAAGTGGCTTGGCTGCTTCGCGGCACAACTCATCGCGCCGCGAAACGTTTTTACACTCGATGTGAATCTCGCCTTGCACTTTAGACAAGCCGACTCGCCAACTGCTCCAAAACATGATTTTGCCGTAACCGATAGAGAGTTCGCCCTCATCGGCGCAGCCCTCATCGGCGAGGAGTTGCCGCGCCTCGTCAAGTGTTTCGACACGCCGTTCATTGACCCACTGGCCCATGTCGTCAAGTTTCCAACACACAAAGATTTTTACCGATTTGTTCGTTTTCATGCGCTCACGTTACACAACCGCTTATGTGATTACAACAACTTTCTTCAACTATTTTTAACTATTGAAAACACCAACAAAATCAAGGGTTTCCCCGGCTACTTGCCGTCAGGGGATACTCGCCTTCGTTTATGAGCGGGTCTGAGGAAGCGAGGAACGACCCTCTTGATTGCATCAATGGCTCGCTCGTGGCTCATCCGCGATAAACCTTTTTGAAGTTAATGCCGCGCGTGCTCCATCCGGGTTCCCGTCCCCAGTCAATGAGGGAATAATTATCCCGGAACTGTGCCGAAAAACAATTGCGCGGACTGTCACCTTTTCCACTGTCGCCCCCGAGACCAAGGTCTCCCGTTGGCGCAGTCGGACGACGCTTACCCTTACGGGAGGTGAAAGAGGGGCCGGTCATGGAAAAAGTTTTTCAATAATCTTGACCGTTACTGCCGCTATCAAAGCGAGGACCGCCATCGTGACTGCGGCAACAATCGTGACAATTACTTCGCTCATGCGTCAATGGTTCCGTGGTTTTTAAGGGCGGTAGCGACACTCCCCAGATACTTATCCCGATTCGGGTGCAGGACTTTTCTTGCTTTCCTAAGAGCAAGCTCTATGTCCGACGGTCTGCGAGGGGTAATCAACAACGAGACGTTTGATTCCGAAAGTCTCACTTCCCAAAGGGTGAGACCCGAGATGCGGGATTTCATCAGTTTTGAGTAGCGGGGATGTCGGTCGTAGGTGCGATAAGACTAACCAACGCGGCTTGCTCATTCTGATACCTCTCTTGAGCCGCAAACAACATATTGACCGCGTCACACACCAAATGAGCGACGGCTCCGTTCTTGGTGATGGCAAGCTGGTCTCCGACCACATTGACAAGGATATGCTGGTCGAATGACGCCGGGGCGGCGTCGGGTTTTTCCCGTTTCACCATCTTGAGACAGGTGCCATCAGGAAAAGGAGTGAGCACGAGTGTTGCTGCCTCGGCGTTTGGTTCGGGAGCAGGCAGGGCTTTGATACTACCGTCGGCGTTTGCTTGGATGAGGTTACTCATAATTTGGATTGAGAGATGCGGGTATGGTTTGGAAAGTCAACTCACTTAAGGCTTGCGAGTTCGGCACCCATCGCTCGCAAGGCCGCATGAAGAGCATTCGCGGGCTTGGTGCTTTTTGGAATATGAAGCGAATCAAATTGCTCGATTGCGTGACGCAAGGACGAGATAATCGTTTGCAGAGTTTCACGCGCCACCGAGGTATCCTTGACCCGACGGTCTTCGACGATTCGACGTTTTGCTTCTTCGACCTCGCGGTCACGTTCAAGTTGACCCTCCGCGATGGCTCGTGCCTGTTCCATTCGCTCGGCGTCATCGATAGAGAGGATAGGACAAACTTCACCGGCCCCCTTGCATTGTTCGATGAACTCCCATAGCCCGGGAATAGGAACCGACCATTCGGACTCACCGACGGATTGGATACGTTCGGGGTAATTGTAAGCGGTCTTACGACCCATCAACTCATGGCAATTGAGGAACCATTTGGCCCGGTCGCATTGCCATGCGGCCTCTTCGGCAGTTTGGAAACCCGCTTCAATGAAGCGTTTGGCTCGGATGGTTATGAGGTAGTAGAACGTCCCATCTGCATCGGCATACACATTTAATAGTTTACTCATAGTCGAAGAATATATGTGACAAAGAAGAAAAATGTCAACTAGTCCGCCGAATTTCGGCGGCATCGGCGGCAACATTTGAGTGGACCGTTGAAAACACGATGTTTGCACCTTGGCGGCAAAAAAGTAGGTAAATCTCTAGGCCCAATAGAAACATCCAATCTCTCCTCCTTACTTTATCTTTTTTCTTAAAATATAAATAATCCCTGCTATCTAGTTATTAGATGTTTCTAATGGACGGTAGGGTTTACCCTCTTTTTTGCCGCTAAGGTGCAAACATCGTGTTTTCAACGGTCCACTCAAATGTTGCCGCCGATGCCGCCGAATTGTGTGGCACAGTTGACTCGCCGTCAAATGTCCGCACCTTTTTTCCGATGTCTGACAAGAACAAAAAAGATTGCTCTGACGAGCTATTCAGAAATGCTCCCGAGCAGGTGAAGCGTTTACACAAGGAGTCTAAGAAACTGTGCCGCGAGGTAAAGCGGAAGCTGTGGTGGGATAAAAATAATCCGAACAAATGAGGCTGGATAAATCGAAGTTGGACGTTGCCCAGATTTTTTTGACTTTTATGTCGCTCATTGGCGACGTGGAAAAGACCGCAACGGCGCTTGACCTTGACCCGAAGATTGTCGCGGCACTCGCAGACCAAGAGGGCTGGATTGACAAGGTGCGCCGACTCTCTGTTATGTCCAAGAGTGGCAAGCAAGGAGACCATGAGCGTGCGACCAATCGAGCCTTAAATTTTGTTCAGGCTCATCGTATGCGGATGACCGTGGATGCGTTGTTGCGTTCCTTTGATGGCCTAACCCCGGAGGAGATTTGCGAGAAGCTCTCCACCGTGGATAAGAATGGCAATTACCATATCAGTGCGCGGTTTCTTGCGGACCTTGCTGCGGCGTCCGAGAAGATTCAGGCGCTTTCGTATGCAGCGTTAGGCGATTCTGTCAAGGAGCGAGTGGAGCGCGCCGAAGCCGATGACGGAGAGATGACCCCCGACCAATTGCACGCGGCAGTTATTGCCGCATTGAACGCTCCCCATGCGCCAGCGGTTGCCTCGCAAGTGCTTGAAGCGGAAGTGAGACTTATTGTCGCACCGAGCGAAAATCCCTCGACTTCACCGGCGGAGACCGAGGTGAGCAAAAAGAGCCATAGTGGTCAAAAAGAGCCATAATGGTCAAAAAGAACCAATTGAGTGCGTGAAAATCACGCACTCGTATGCGTGATTTTCACGCATAGACGCAGCGACCTTGTGGCTTAAGGACTTAGGTGTAAATAGTCTTTCCTATCTCTTGACAGTTCGACAGGACACTCTATCTGGACACTTGGACAGTGTGCCAAACTGGCGCAGCGGGATTCGACACGGGGGACAATCGGGCGGGGCGTGTTGGCTCACATCCTCGCTAGGCGGATGAAAAAATCTCATCGGAGACCCGGCGGCGTTTACACAGCAACTATGAAACGAATCATTCTCGAATTCTTCGGCCCACTCTACACCTATCGTGCGACTTCGCGCCGCTTCGGCATCTCGGCCTACGGGCGAACAGTCGCAGAGGCCAAGCAACGCCTTTTCCTCACGATGCGCGCCGAGCAGTCAAATCGCGGTGCGTTTTATAGCGGTCTTATCCTTGGCGTCGTGAGAGACTGGAAACATCCGCTTGACATCCAATCTCCAATGTGATATGGTATTAGTAATGAAACATTGTGTGGCAACCTTTCGGGAAGCGGGTCTTGAAGCCCGGTGGATTAAACGCGGATACACACCCTTTATAGCGGTGCGGAATCCTTCGGCTAAGTTAGAGCACCAACGTAAGACTTGGTGGCTTGTGACCAAGCAGATGTTTGTGAGCATGGAGCGCGAGGGTATCGTGGAGGGATTCACAAGGGCGACCTTGCTCGGGGACATTTTCGCGGTTTGACATCGCTCGGGAGTGTGAAACTATGAGAGAAACTATGAGAGAAACTATGAGAGAAACTATGAGAGAAACTATGAGAGAAACTATGAGAGAAACTATGAGAGAAACTATGAGAGAAAAGAAACTTTTGCCAAGCGAAAAGCAATTGCTCGGAATGAAATCCGGCCACGAATGGCGGGTTCGCCAACGGAGTGAATTGACCGCAGCAGTGAGGCACGCCGCCGAGGTCTATCTTTCGGGTTCTGCCTATACGCCGCCCACGGCGATGAGTCTTTCGGAATTGCTTCGCCACATGCGCGCGAAGCTCACCGTGAAGGAGTGGAGGCGATGAGTAACTCAAGCGGATGGATTGGCGTGGACCTTGACGGGACGTTGGCGCGTTACGATGGGTGGAAAGGTATTGACCATATTGGCGAACCCATCCCAAAAATGGTGGAGCGCGTGAAGAGATGGATTGCCCAAGGAAAGTCAGTTAGAATTTTCACCGCCCGGATGCACGGTCACGGACTTCCGATTGTGGGAGTAGGTCCGGCAGATGTGGTGACTCCTATCGAGAACTGGTGCAAAAAACATATCGGGCAAAAGCTTGAAGTCACCAACATCAAGGATTTTGGGATGCTCGAGTTGTGGGATGACCGGGCAATCGCTCTTGTGGTTAATACCGGGACTATTTCCTCGCAGGACCGAATCGCCGAGGAGCACGGGGGCCGATGAAAGACGGACTCTTTCATAAAGACCTCGGATTCCCTCCCAATGTGGACTGGTTGGAAGGACGGACATTCAACCTGCGGTATTCGAGGCACGCTAAGACGGCGTGCATGAGTGACCGCTATGGCTTCATCAAGCCGCCGGGGCTGCTCACGTTTCGTCGTGACCTACTTGTGGAAGTGGAGCTTTTTGGCGGCTGGGTCATCAAGGCGGTGGTGCGCGTGGCCTATGACGACACCTACGATTTGGTTCTTGTGGTTATGCCCGAGAGATACGGGGAAGCATTGGTGAAGACGTGCCGGCTGAATCGCAAGGACGACCCGCATAACACCCTTGACAGGTCGAAGTATCAGACTTACATTGTGTCATGATTTGGTTATTACTGTTCGTCTTTTGCTGTCTTCTGCGAGTGTTACTCGCGGTAGCGGTCCATTTTTTCCGGGCACTTTTCGACCCGGCCATGTGGGAAGACGCCCCGGCGAACCCGGTCAAACCCACTGTCCGTCCGCGTTCGGCGCATCGGCTCACCCGGGTATGAAATTAGAACTTCAATGTCGAAAGGGCTATCGCAATCCGGCGGGTCGATGGGGCATTTCAGTGTATCATGAGTCCGACCTCACGCTTATTCAACTCCGTCGTCGGGCGAAGCAGTATTCGATGTATGGGTTCCGACCGTATCGGGTATTCGACCGGGAAACCAATAGAGTGTTATATCAACCCCGGTTCGCCTCTCGGCCTTGAAAGTTTTACTCTCTACTTGTCCGAATCCCGAGTGTCTCACCGACCAAGAGGCCGCTATCGTAAGCGAGTGCGCCGTTTGCACTCCGCCTCACGCGGACGTGAAGTGCATTTTTTGTGGGTGGAGATGGTATGAGCCTAACCCGATGATTTATGAAAAGCCGTGATGAAAAACGATGGAAGCTGGTCAACAAGACCGCGAAACGCTATGCCCGGGTTTTCGGATTGCGGCTTTGGAAGGTCCGTCCGCTTGGAAAGAAAACCGCAGGGCTATGCTGGTTTGACGGGAAGGTTTGCATTTCCTTGCGGGATAAAGACGGGCTGAGAGATTCTCATTTCGTGCTGGACACCATCGCGCACGAATTGGCGCACCTTGCTTTTTTCAATCACTGCGAGGAATGGGTCCGGCTGTTTGCGAAGATACTCCTCTGTATGGCTGAGGATAAAATGTTTGACAAGTTCCGACGAAGGTGGTAACTTAATAGTATGAGAATCTACGTGACTAAAGCGGACATTAAGAATGGTTTGCCATGCGAGTCTAAGATGTGTCCCATTGCCCTATCGATTCAACGGCGCTTCCCGAAGCGGTTCGTGTCGGCGGGACCTGCCGGGGTAATGATTGGATGGAGTAAATTTCTTTTGCCCACGGAGGCGGTAGCATTTATTTGTCGATTTGATAACCAGCCCACCGAACAAAAACTGTTCAGCTTCTTTCTTGGGGTATGAAACGAGTTCTGGCCTATCTTCGGGTGTCCACGGCGGCGCAGACCGACGGAGACGGATTTCCGCGCCAGAAGGAAGCCTGCAAAGTCTTTGCCGAAGGCAGAGGATGGAACGTGGCCCGCTACTTTGAAGAGCAGCAATCGGGTAGCGACCAATTGTTTGACCGTCCCAAGATGCAGGAGTTGTTGGCGTTGTGCGGGGAGCAATACGACACGATTATTGTCGAGCGGGTGGACCGTATCGCGCGCGACATCGTCATTGCTGAACTTTTTTTCCGGGAGTGCAAGGCGCGAGGCGTGCAAGTATTCTCCGCAGATAGTGGCGAAGAGTTGGTCAACGCCACGGGCGACCCGACGCGCACGCTTATCCGGCAAATTTTAGGCGCACTCGCGGAATGGGACAAGGCGCAGATTTGTAAAAAACTGCTGGCGGGACGGAAAAGAAAAAAGCTCGAAACGGGCAGACCATGCGGCGGTCCAAAACCGTATGGGCGAAATGAAGAAGAGAATCTGGTCATTGATAAAATCATCCGGTTGGTTCGGCGCAAAAGGCATACGCTGGAAGCTATCGCGGGGAAGTTACAGTCTCAAAAGATTCCCACCCCCGGGGGTGCGACGAGATGGAGTCGCGGAATCGTTTTTAATATCGCCCGGGCCAATCAAAATCGTTTGCTGGGTGAGGACATTCCGCACATTCCTGATATTGATGGATGAAAGCGACGTTGAAAAATTTAAGTGAGCGGTTGGTGGAATTGGGGGTGCTGCCGCCGGATAGTGGGGGTATTCACATTTCCAATCTTCCGGTGAATCTTGCGAAAGCTCTGCGGAGATTCGGGCGGGGGTGCTTGATGATTGTGACAGACGTTACTTTACCGTTGACTGGACTAAAAACATTGCGTATCGAAATCCGAGAAAATCAAAAGATTGAGGTCACTTATGTTCTCTCTTGCCATAATTAGCAAACTCAATACCCGGGCGGAGATTGGGAAAGCCCGGTTGCTCGCGAGGGCGATGAACAATCCCGGCGGTCACGCCAAATCGGTGGAGAAGGGGCATAGAATCCCCAAGAAACTGGGCGGCGTTGACAACCAGAGATTGCCACGCATCTCTTCGGTAGTTCATTGAAATTTTTACAGCGGGGTGGAGCAGTTGGTAGCTCGTCACGCTCATAACGTGAAGGTCGCTGGTTCGAGTCCAGCCCCCGCTACCAATTTGATGTAAGAACGACGTGGGTAATCGTTCACGGGAAAAGTCCTGTCATCTCCGGTAGAAATCCGGCGTTCGGACTACGATAAGATGTCCCAATTTTGGACTGTGGCGAAATAAAACGCGGGGACTACAAATCCCGTCACTGCCTTCGCAGCGGGTTTACTGGCGTGTAGGGATGAAAGAGCCTTACCAGTCTGATAATTTTTTCTCGTTTGGAGTTCTGCTCCTGACGGGAATCGCGCCAAGTGGGGAAGCACCCCGAGATTGACTGCATGAAGCTGCCGCGAAAGTTGGCACGGTCTAAACAGTCAAACGAGAACGTCATCGAGAATACGGCGCAAAGCCGGAGACGTGACAAGCCGGAGAGACGGCTTGCAATTTCTCGGTCCGCGCCGAGACGGTAGTAAACTTCCGCGGAATAAGGAAAAACAAAATGGGACTGCAAATTGACGTATCATGGCCCGCCAATCCGGCGGGCAATCTGGTTCAGAACTACCAGATTTGGGAATCAAAAGACAATGGCGCGTTCAGCCTGAAAGCATCTGTGAGTGCCTCAACATTGACATACCAAATCCTGAATCCGCTGCCGGGTTTTTACCGGTGGCAAGTGCGGGCGGTGAATTTTGTGGGCAATGGCCCCTTCAGCAATGTCGCGAACGGCGTGGACGTTCCTGACAAGGTCGGCGACCCGACAATCGTTTACGCTCAAAGCTGATTGAACATGGGGGAGGTCCGGTCTCGGAACCCGGTGAGAAGAGCTTGCTCGTCTCATGGTGTAAGGTAGCACACCCCCGACTTTTTCCTCGGTGCTCTGACATATCGCGGGACTCGCAGCAAATTACTGCTGACGCCGCGAGCGGGAGTCGAACAGGGCACCGAGAGACGCGGTGAATGGAGGATAACGCGGTCCGCGCCTCTAATGCCGAAAGGCATCTCCAATACTCCCGCTCACTTTACAAATGAAACGAGTATCTCTAAGCAAAGGATATGTGGCTATGGTGGACGACCCGGATTTTCCGGCGGTCTCTAAGTTTAGATGGCACGCACAGTTACGCGGGCGGCATGTATATGCTGCTCGAAATGTTTCCTCTGGGAGAATTAAACGCTTACAATATCTGCACAGATTTCTGCTGCCGGGAACCCCGTCGGTGGACCACATAAACGGGGATGGTCTGGACAATCGACGGCACAATTTGCGCTCGGCAACGCAACAAGAGAATAGCCGCGCGTATAGAAAAAAACGAATCGGGGTAACTTCGGCTTATCGGGGGGTTTCTTGGGACTCCGAGAAGGCTCGGTGGGTCTGCCGGATACGGCATAACGGGAAACAACTTTTTTGCGGAAGATTTGATAGCGAAGAACAGGCCGCGCGCATGTATGACTATTGCGCGGCTCTTTTATTTGGACCCTTCGCACAAGTCAACTTCGCATGAAGACGGCTCTGCTCTGGAACACTTATCTAAACGACCTTCACTGGTTTCGGTTCAGCGCGGCGAGCTTTACGAAGTTCGCGCGTGGGCGATTCAACACAGTCGCCTGCTTTGTTCCCACTCGTCATCGCGACAACTTCCGAGAGGTCTGTGAACATCATGGCATACTTCTCTTTGACCGCCCCGACTGGACTGATAAATCCTTTAACTGGCATCAGATGTGGCAGTGCCAAGCCGACCTCCTTTTTCCTGAGGCGGACGCCATCTGGCACATGGACGCAGACACCGTATTCGCTGCGCCGTGTGGGCCGGAGGACTGGATGCAGGAGGGCAAGTTGATTTGCCCTTACGTGAATTTCGACCATCTTCTCGCGGTTGAGGGTCGCTTCGGAAACTGGCAGTGGAAATCTCGGGTGGACGACGCCATCGGTGGTGATGCGAAAATTGCGACTATGACGGGACACCCGCACTGCCATTATCGGAACGTCTATGTGAAAACTCGCGAGGAAGTGATTCGTCATACTCGCTCATGGGAGAAATATATTCACCTTCAGCAAAATTGGTTTCCACAAGGTTTCTGTGAGTTTGAAACTCTCGGCTCCATTGCTCACCGATTCTACCCCGGAGACTACCATTGGCTTGACCTTCAGAAGAATATCCATCCATCCGTCGGTCGCGTCGCTCAATGCTATTCGCATGGCGGGCTGGACGCGCTTCATGAATTCCCCGCCTCGCTCGGCGGAAGACAGACCCCTCGACAGCTTTTTCAACGCCTTCAATTATGAAACACCAATGCCTAATTTCCAGCTACGAGAAAGATTTCGTTTGGCTGGGTCCTTGTCTCTCTAGTTTGAAGAAATTTTCCCGCGGGTTTCTCTCGCCAGTAATTTCGGTCGCGACCTCCGATTTTGAGGGGGCGCGACGAGTCGTGGACCGCCATTTCCCGGAGGCGACTGTCATTATTAAGGATGGACCCGTGGGCAAGGGCAATCTTCGCGCTCAGGTCTCAATGATGAAGAGCGACCTTCTATGTCCCCATGCGGATTATATCTGGCTCGTTGGTTCGGATTGTCTGGTTTCATCCACGTTCACCCCGGAACCATTTTTTATGGCGGACCAGCCGGTGATGTTAATGAATTCTTACAACCATCTGGCTAAGTTTCACGTCGGAACTTTGCCGTGGAGAGACGGTGTGAACAATGCGCTTGGATTTCGTCCCGACTTTGAATATATGAGGCGGCTTCCGCTTATGTATCACCGGGACGTGTTCAGTGCCACGCGCGGATACATCGAATGGTTGCACAAGAAGTCGTTCGAGGACTATGTTTATAGTGTGGGTAATGACCCGCGGGAACATCGTTCAGATTCGGCGAATTTCTCCGAGAGCAACGTGCTCGGGGCGTATGCTCACCGGTTTATGCCGGGCAAATTTCGGTGGATGGACCTCGACGGCAGTGATGACCACTACGGAACCACAATGGAAAGATTTCCCAATCCGATGATTCAATTTTGGAGCCACGGAGGATTGGATTTCCCGTGTGATTGCAGTTTTAATTATCGTAACGCCGCTCGCGACGGGCAGCAAGTTCCGTGGAATTGCACCTTTGGGAAAACCCCCCGGCACGTCATCACGGATATTTTAGGACCCGATGCTCTCGCCTGAACTCCCACAGAAAAAATTAGCTGAGAAAGTCGTGGAACTTCTCGGCAATGAAAAGCCTTTTGAGGCGGCAAAAGCAATCCTGTCTTTCTCCGGGCAAACGGGAGAGGTGGACACCAAGGATAAGGCGTTACTTCTGCTGAACAGCTTTCTTCATTGGTTGTTGAACAACAAGGGACGCGAGGAAGCGGCATTGATGTTGTGGGGTCCGACACAATTCGACCCGCGACCCGAATCCACCCAACGAATTTGGAAGGCGCTGGATGAGAACCAAACCATTCTCTTGATGGGAGCCGGTTCAATGTCCAAGAGTTTTTCTGCGGCGGTCTGGCATTTTCTCGAATGGATTCGCGACCCAGAATACACCACCGTAAAGGTGACGGGTCCCTCCGAACGTCATCTTGAGGATAATTTGTTTACCCATTTGGTTCGTCTTCACAAGGAAAGCCGAATTCCGCTCCCCGGTCAGGTAGGGCGGCTGTTCATCGGACTCGACCCGCGAGTTCGCAAGAGTTCCATCTCAGGAGTTGTGGTGCCGTTGGGTAAAAAGGCCGCGGGACGGTTGCAGGGGGTGAAGCGCGACCGGCGCAAGAAACCCCATCCGATTTTTGGCCCACAGTCCCGGCTGTTTATTTTTCTGGATGAAATCGCGAATATCCCGACGGGGATTTGGCGTGACATTGATAATCTTCTTTCAAATACCAGCGGCACGGAGGGGCTGAGAATTACGGGGGCGTTTAATCCGACCGACCAAAACGATGAAGTGGGTGTGCGGTGTGAACCCCCGTTTGGTTGGCCCAGTTTTGACCCCGACGCGCATTTCGGCTGGGTCTCCACTCGTGGTTGGCGCGTAGTTCGTTTGGACGCGGCGCAATGTGAAAACGTAAAGGCCGGGAAGATAGTTTTTGAGGGGTTGCAGACTAAAGAAGGGTTTGACCGGATTGTCGAGAATTCTGGCGGCAATAATTCTCCCGGTTATTGGGCGATGGCGCGCGGATGTTTTCCGCCGACGGGAACGGTGATGTCCATCATCCCGCCGGGTCTTCTTGACCGATGGAAGGCGGAGGTTATCTGGTATGATTCCCCGGAGCCGTGCGGCGGGATTGACCTTGCGCTCGAAGGCAACGACGCGGCGCGGTTTGCGAAAGGACTTTTTGGTCGCGCGTCGGGGGTAAAATTTTCACCTTCTCTCGCGCATCCGAATGGACATACAATTTTTTTCGAGGACAAACGGGGTCGGAAGATTCTTCGTAATGTGATTTTTGTCGAACAAATTTTCAAGCTGCCCAAGGGGGACACCGTTGCCATGCAGGCGGAGATTGTTCGTCTGTGTCGAACTCTGAAAATCAAACCGGAATGGTTGGCGGTGGACCGCACCGGTAATGGTCAAGGAGTTTTCGATTTGCTGAAATATAATTGGGGAACGGGGGTTTGGGGGGTAAACTATTCGGAGGGTGCCGGGGAAACTCGCGTAATGGCGGAGGATACTGACACGGCCAAGGAACTTTACGACCGGGTCCATAGCGAACTTTGGTTCGCCACGCGCAAGTTTATCGAGTTTCAATACTGTTTTGCGTCTCCCACACTGGCAACTGAGGAGTTGGTCCCGCAATTGACGGGTCGATTATTTCGTTCGTGTGGCAAGAAATCGCGGGTAGAAACCAAGAGTGATTTCAAGAGTCGCCATCAGAACAAATCCCCGGATGACGCAGATGCCGTCACGTTATTGATTCACGCGGCGCGAAAGGCGAGCGGATTTGTTCCGGGCATGATGGCAGAGAATTCGACGGAGAGTTTTGACGAAGATGACGAAGACTATTCGGGGTCTCGGGTCGATGTCACCAACCGGTTTGACGATTTATGAGTTGGTCGTTTAATCCGAATCTGTATCCGCCTGATGGTTATGTATTTGAGGATGCTGACGGCGTAAAACACCGTGGCGACTCGTGGAAGGACCTTTTTCGTCTTGTCCGGGAGTATCGCGCGCGTAATGGTAAACCCCCCGGCGACTTAGAGGCAGAAATAAACACCCAACAGTGTGCTAAGACGCCCGGTCTTTGTCACGCACCGCCGGGACCCCCGCCTGCGCCGCTCGCGGCAGGTATTAACCACCGTGTTCTCAACTGGTTGAGCCATATTTTGACCAATAGGCGACAAAATGGCACACCGGCGCATGTCTCTGGCGAGGAAGCGGCACGGAGAGCGGCAATTTGTGCCGTATGTCCTCGGCAGCAGGCTCTTTCTAGCGCCTGTGAAGCGTGTTTACACAGCATCAAGGACGCTCGAAAGGTAATTTTGGGGGAACAAACTCCCGCGAATCGGTCACTCCATCCTTGCGGAGTTCTCGGGGAAGATACTTTTTCGTCTGTTCATTTGAACTTAAAACCCGAAATCGACCCGGCGCTTCCACCCTATTGCTGGCGTCGTTTCCCATGAAAATTCCTAACCCGTGGGTTGCTGCCCAAGCCGCAGCACGCGCCGCTCGTGCGGTGATGAAACGTGCGCCGCTTACCGTCTCACAGGAGACAGTTGACCTTCGGACCAAGATTTGCCATAAGTGCGAGTTTTTCGACCCTAACTTTGGACAGTGTAAGGTTTGTTCCTGTATAATTTCGCTCAAGGCACAGCTTGCCACGGAAAAATGTCCCAAGGGTAAGTGGCCATTTTCTAATCAAAGTTGACTTTCCTAAGAATCGTCAGACTTCTTCTAACGACATGCTCCCCGAGAATTCTACCGACCAGAATCGCCCGAAAGGCGACCCCTTTAATGGGGCGGTCAACCAACCTGACCTCGATAGTTCGCTGAAACCGAAACGTCGGGCTATCAAGGATGCCGCGCAGGCTCAAAACATTATCACGACGGTAGAAACCGCCAGCCGCGACCGGAATATCAAGAACGCGCGCATCATGGCGAAATACAACAGCGAGAAGCCCTATACTACGGAGGCATTAACGGCGGAGGGACTTTCGTGGAAATCCAACTTCACCACCAAACCCTTGCCGATGCTAATAGATAAGGTCGCGCCAAGATTCGTCAAGGCCGTGGAAGGTGTGAAGTATTACACCAACTCCGCGTTGCCCGATGAGGTCGAGGGTTCTGAGGTGAAGACCGAAGCCTTTAGACGGGAAATTACAAAAACTATCCGCGCGCATCCCGAGTGGTCTAATTTTTGCAACGACCTTGCTCAAGAGAACGCACTTTTTGGTTTCGCGGCGGTTGCATGGCAGGATGAGTTTCACTGGATGCCAAAATTTTTTCGGCAGGACCAATTTTTTCTTCCTTCGGGAACAAAACAGTCTCCAAGGGCGGCGCAGGTCGCAGTTCTTCGCGAAGTTTTTCTTTTGCACGAGCTTTTTGAGTTGATTGAGGATAAAAAGGCGGCGGAAACCCGCGGCTGGGATGTCAAAGAAACTGTGGCGGCGTTGAACGAAGCCACTCCGCTCAATCGGCGAAGTCAACAGACGACGTGGGAACGAATTCATGAGGACATGATTCGTGAATCCAATCTAGGGCTTTCTTTTGAGGCGGGTCCGCGCGCAGTAGTCGTCTGGCATCTTTTGGCGACGGAGATTGATGGGAAAGTTTCTCACTATATTCTTCTCGATAAGACTTTCAAGGTGCTCTTCACTAATGAAGACCAATATGATTCGATGCCGGACGCGCTGGGATTGTTTTGTTTCCAGCAAGGTAACGGCACCGTGCATGGCAGCAAGGGGATTGGTCGTGAGCTTTACGCGATGGCTGGAATTCTCGACCGTTCACGCAATGAGGTCGTGGACCGATTGAATCTTGCGGGAAAAATCATTATTCAAGGCGACGATAAGGCTCTCCGTCGCTTTAAGATGTCCGTAGTGGGCAATGCGATTCTGATTGGTCAGGGTTATGTGATTTCGGAGCGGAAACTGGACGCGGGAGTAGAGCCATTTCTTAAGCTCGACGAATTTCTCACGTCGCTTCTCGACCAGATGGCGGGCGCGACGACTCCAAAAGTTTTTGAGGGGGAGCGGGTCACGAAAGCGCAGGTGGAATTTTTTGCACAGCGCGAGGAAGAAACGCGAGATAGCATCATTGCGAGATTTTTGACTCAATTCGCGCGAATGATGACGACGATTCAAAAGCGGCTGTGTGACAAGAACACGGATGATAACGACGCGAAGGAGATGCAGGAACGCTTGCTCAAAGTCATGTCTCGTGAAGAGCTTGATGAATTGGCCAAGCAACCCGTCGCGGAGACCGTTCGTGACTACACCGAATTGAAGCGGCAACAGATTGTCGCGATTGCAACTGAGGCGCGCGGGAATCCACTCTATAATCAGAAGGAACTGGAGCTTCAAAAAGTGACGGCACAGGTTGACGAAGAGTTTGCCAAGAAAATTCTGTTGCCTGACGAAGACCCGACGGTTCAGGCGGAGCAATCGAGGCTTCAGAGTTTGGAGTTGTTGCTCATCGTGGGTCAAAGTGCGGAGGTTCCAGTATCTCCCCGGGATAATCACGAAGTCCATCTTCAGGTTTTGATGCCGGTAATGGAAGCGACGGCCCAGCAGGCCGTTTCCGACCCTCACGCGGTTCAAACCCTTCATGCGCTTCTTGCCCATGCGGAGGCGCACTATAATGCGGCAGTGGCCGGGGGGACTCCAAAGGAGGTTCTCAAGCCCGTCGAGGAAATTCTTACCAAGCTTCGGGCAAGTATGGACAAACTGAACGAACTTGCCCAGCAGCACCACGACGTTAATGCGGCAGCGGATGCCCATGCAAATGGCGCAGTTCCCGCGGGGGAAGTGGGCGCACTCGATGTAGCCGCCGCAGGCGGGGACCCTGAAACTACCCCAATCTTACCGACACAATAAATGTTCATCCCTACGAATCGTGAGCTACCAGAATGGAATTCTGACGATGCCCTCACCCTTAAAGGATTTCTCGAATCATCCACGGGCATAAAGCTGGCGCAGACGCTTGCTTTCCTCGCCCCCACTCTTCTCGATGGTGAACACAAGAATAAAACTCTTGTGGCAAGCGGCGTTGTGAAGGGATACACCGAAGCGGTGGAGACTCTCTTTTCTCTTCAGAACAGCCGTCCAAAAGAGATGGAACCAAAGACTGACAATTATCCGTCTATCGACGATGACTCGAAGTGGGCGGAATCCGACACGAACGCATCCTAAGAACCGAACCTATGGCTACCGAAAATACTGACATCTCCGACATTCCCGGAGCAGATACCCTCCCCACCACGGACCCGGAAACATCTTCCGAACTCGACCGTATGTTGCTTGAAGCAACCGAAGGAAAGGGAGAGGATACAGGAACTGACGCGCCTCCGGAAGATAAGAAGGATGACGCTGCTCCAGAGGATAAGAAGGAGGACGCCGTTCTAGCGGACAAGAAGGAAAATGCTGCCCCCGAAGACAAGAAGGCCACGCCGGAGCCGGATGAATTAGACACGGTGGAGCTTCCCACAAACGTCAAACCGAAGACGGGCGAAGCTTTTTCAGAGGTGAAGCGGGTTGCCCGGGAGAAAATTTCTTTGCTGGCGACGAAAACTAAGGAACTTGAAGCGAAGGTTGCCGACCTTGAATCAAAGACCAAGGACGGGGGGCTTACCCCGGAACTCAAGACGGAGATTGAAGAGTTGCGGAGTTTTCGTGCGCGGCTGGATGTGGAAGCTGACCCGGCGTTCAAAAGTTTTGACTTGAAGGCGGGGGAAGTGACGGAGTCGATTTATGCCAAGCTTCTTCTCGGGGGAGCAACGGCTCCAGTGATTGAAAAAATCAAGGAACTCGGGGGCATCAACGAGATTAACTGGGAACCGATTTTGAAAAATCTCCCCGACCAGATTCGTCGGTCGGTCGAGGCAAAGCTGGTGGAAGTTGAGGACCTCAGTGAACGTAAGGCCAAGGCCATAAAGGAAGCCAAGGAGAACGCGGAGAAATATCTGGCAGACCGTCAGCACCAGACTTCTAAACAGCGGGAAATTTCTACACAGAAAGCCCTTGCTTACGGGGAGAAACTTCTTGCGGAGACGGAATGGATGAAACCAAAGCCAGTTCCCTCCGGTGCGACCCCCGCTGAGAAAGCTGCTATTGAGGATTACAACAAATTTTTGAAGGATGCGTCCGTTGCAGTCGCCGAAGCGGCCAAGGATGACTCACCGGAAATGCGCGCGGCTCTGGGTCTCGGGGTTGTGGAATTGATGAAGGTTCGTCGCGATTTTGCGGAGCACAAGGCGTCGTCGGAAGCGCAGATTAAGGCGCTTGAAGCGAGCCTCAAAGAGTCGCAGACTCTTCTGGAAAAAATTAAGAAGGGTTCGACGCAGCGGTTGCGTAATACTCCAGCTAACGACGACACCCAGCCCAACAAGAATACAAAGTTAGAATCCGGCTCCGAGGCGATTGACCGGATGGCGCGTGAAGCGGCGGGCGGCGTTCCGGCTTAATGAAATCTCTCGAAGAATATCTGAGAATTGCGAATTCATCGGGAATCATTGACCACGCTATCCGAGCGCAAGTAAATGATGACGGAACAATCTCATTTTATATCCATCCGGCCTCGACCTCCGGGGAGACTCTGGACTTCCGAGTGGACGGAAATAGATTGATTCCGGCGGGTTGGGCGTCAGCTTCTCCATGTCTTATCTCACCGAGTTAGTTCTGTCGAAAGTTCGCAGCTTCCCAACCACGACGGAGGCTGCGGCTTTCTTTGAAGTTTCCGAAGCACTGGTTCTACAGTGGGAGAAGGGAAGTAAGACGGTGTCCCTTGCGGCAGTGGAAAAAGTTTTTGACCCGGGGGCAATGCCCGGTATGGAGAAGGCTCAAGAGGCGAGATGGGAGGGGAAACAGGTTTGCTTGATGATGCCGAGTTACAAAACGTCAAATCCTCGGACGACCTTCTCGTTGATGAGTATGCTGGACCGCGCGAAAATGGCGGTCATGTTGGATTTTGGAGATGCGTTCATAGCACATTCCCGAAACAAACTTGCGGATAATTTTCTAAAGACAAAAATCGAGTGGGCGTTCACGGTCGATGATGATATGATTGTCCCTTTTGGCAATGCCGAACTTTTCAACCTTTTTACTCGTTTTAATTTCCCTCCCGCCTCTGCCGGACTCCACACCATTAACCGTTTGTTGTCTCACGGCAAGACTTTGGTGGGTGGTCTTTACTTCGGTCGTTGGGCGCACGGCAAAGCGGTTTATGCCGAGGGTGCGGAGGACAAAGTCGAGGAAGCCTATGCTCGGCGAGCACCACACAATCAATGTAAGCCGACAAAATGGGTCGGGACGGGATGTCTCCTGATTCATCGGACGGTGTTTCTCGACATCGAAAAAAAATTCCCGCATCTCGCGCGAAATGTGCAAGGGGACTTTGGACATTGGTTTACGAGCAGCGAGCACGATTTGAAAGACGCCACCGAAAAGGCGTTGGCTATTTTGAATGATGACTCAGTGGGTGAAGCGGCTCGAATTGCCGAGTCCAAAAAATTGATTTTGCATGGCCGGGAGCAGTCGCGATGGCACTCGGGACTCGGGATGGGTGAAGATGTAACATTCTGTGTTCGGGCCGCACAGTCGGGACATATTCCCCATGTGGACATGGCGGTGGTTTGTGGACATGTGGGGGACAAATGCTATGGCCCAAGACCCACCAACTAAAATCCTTTTGGCCTTGCAGTTTTGGAAGGGAGACCGGGACCAAGCCATGCGCGTTGCGCGGCTCATCGCGGACTTGGAACCCCGGCACTCTGATTTCGCGGATTTCCTTTTTGTCTCTCGGTTCGACTGTGAGCAGGACATGAAGACGGTCGAGTATGTGTCGTCCAAGTTCAATACTCATACTTTTGTGAATCGGCATCGACGGGGCACCGGTTGGCCTCATGGATGTAATGACCTTTGGTTTGGGACAATGGACCACGTCTATTCTTTTTCCGAGGCGAAACGATTTCCTCCTTACAAATCGGTGCTGACCTTTGAGGCTGATGCTTGTCCACTGGTTCCGAACTGGCATCGGGAACTTTCCCGGGCATGGGATGAATTGGCCGCGCCTAAAGACGTGAAAATGTTTGGGGCGCGGGTTGAACACCCTCTTCCGCACATCAACGGGAACGCGATGTTTAGCGGCGACCTAAAGTTCCTCTATTGGATTTCTCGACTGATTGGCGGCTGTGACCCAACGCAGGGATGGGACTTTCGATTAGCTCGCGATTTTAAGCGGGAGGGTTGGATGGATTGTCCGCTTATCAAAAGTCACTGGCAAAAAAAGACGATGTCCCCAGACGAGATTCATTCTCTCCGTAGTTCGGGGGTAGTTTTACTTCATGGGGTGAAGGATGATTCGGTTATTGCGGATACCCGTAAAAGATTTGTTGGATGAAGACTTGTAATAAATGTCGGGAGAGTTTGTCCGAAGAGGAGTTTAGCAAAGATAAATCCACCAAGGATGGGTTAAGGAATCGTTGTCGAAAGTGTATGGCAAAAGTATGGAAACTGGGATATTTATCCAACCCGGAAAAATGGAAAAAACGCTCTCGGGACTGGAGCACCAATAATCCTGAAAAACGAAAACGGATTCAGCGCAATACGGACCTTCAGAATCTTTACGGAATCACGACGGCGGAGTTTGAAAGTCAGAAGAACAAGCAGGAAGGGCGTTGCGCCATTTGTATGGACCCGCTGATGGCGGGTAAAAATGGGGCGCATGTGGACCATGACCATCAGACCGGTAAGACCCGAGAAATTTTATGCGCGCCGTGTAATAAAGGATTGGGACAGTTTCGCGACTCGATTCCCCGTCTATCAGCAGCGGTGATGTATCTTCAAAAACATTCTAGTTGACTTCTTCAAAAGTCTCCGCACTTCTCAGGGTAGGAACTAAACTTCCGCCTCGCGGCGGACCCGCCTCGTTCCGGGTTGGACTTGAGCCTAATTTTCCTTCGGCTGGCTCGCGAGGGAAAGGTCCGTGATAACCCTTTGTCACACAAGTCTCTAAACCCGTCAGCATAAAGCTGACCAAGAAAGTTTTCTCTATATGGCAGGTCAATGCCTTACCCCAGCTACCCTCTCAGATATTGCGCGCAAAGATACCTCGCGTCTCACCGGCACCATCGCTAAAGCGTTGGCAGCTAATTCTCCATTCATCAATCTCATCGGTGGCGGAACTTTTCCGTCAGGAGTAAGCGACGAAATTAGAACTTCGGTTCAAATGCAAGCGGCTCCGGGAGACTCACTTGCGTTGCCTACCTTCGTCTGTGACACGGAACTTTGCGGCACCGTCGGTCTTCAAGACCTCACGGACGAAGTCGATTTCACCGCTCGTCTTGAATCGAAGCGCGGCTTCGGTCCTCGCGTCTGCGTGAAGAAAGGCTATGCGGCTTTCAAATCGAGCTACCTCGCGGCTGAGGATTCGATGAAAAAGCTCGTGACTCAGTATGTCAATTCGGACATTCGCGCGCAAATTTACCTGCGCTCGGCCTCGAAGTTCAACGCTACCAAGGGCTACGACTTTACGTCGCTGTTTACGGGTGGTAACGAAACTGACGTGGGCGTGAAGTTTACTCCGCTGAACCCGACCGGTCCGGTCTCGTTCAAGGCGGTTCACGCAATCGCGCGTTACATGAAGGAGGCTCTCTTCGCGGAGACCTTCGGCGATGGTTCCAAGGGCATGTTCCGTTTCATTGGCAGCGCCGACATCGTTGAAAGTTTTCGCGCCGAAACGGGCGTGAAGGAAGTTCTCATCGCGCTGACGACCGGTTCATTCCGGTTTGGCGAAGTGGCTCTGACGGGCTACAGCTTCGAGGAAAGCCCGGCCTATCGCGGAATTAGTTTCGCGGTTGACCAGCGTCCCTTGCGTGCTTCGGCCATCTCTGGCTCGGGTGTTCCGACCCTTGTGGACCCCGTGGTCATTGTGACCAATGCGACCAAAAACACGGCGTATGCCAAGGCTAATCCGGCGTGGCTCTCCGCGCCTTATGAGATTGCTTTTCTCGTGGCGGACAACTCGTTCAATCGGCTGGTGCCGGAGCGATACGTCGGCGAAGGCAGCTTTAAGTTCGCGCCCCAGCTTCACATGGGAGAACTTGACTGGCACTACATTCAAGACAACGACTGTAACGTCTTCGGTGACTTCGGTTGGCACAAGTATCAGATTACTCGCGCCTACCAGCCCGTGCGTCCGCAGCATGTTTGTCCCATCATCTACAAACGCTGCCAAGCCGACATCGGCCTCGGCGATTGTGATGTGACCTCTCCGTCCAGCTACACGGGAGGCGACCAGTTCGCGACTGTCGGCGTCTGCTAATCTCAGCGTCGGTTCGTAGGGAAATGGGCTACCGGAAGGACTCCGGTAGCCCATTTTTGAATCGGAAAATATGGCGTTTGAGACGACAGCCCCGCGGCGCGGCGATTCTTACAACAATTCGTTGTTTAAGCTTGCCCAGTATTATCACACGGTTTGCCCGGCCTCAGATTCTCAGCCGTTCATTGGCGATTCTGACCAAGTTCTACTCATTAAAATTCTTCGCGCGGTTAATTCCTGTGGTCCGTTTTTCGGGGGTAATTGAGTATGTTTTCTGACACTCTTCCCAAAGCCAACGACTCGGAGAATAATCTGTTCTTCAAATGGGCGCAATTGGTCAACACTGCCGAAGCTTCGGCGGGAGCACCCCGGATTGGCGATTCTGACAATCAGCTTCTTCAAAAAATTTGCCGTGGGTATAGTGCCAATTGTCCGGCGGCGGACGCGGCCCCCAAGGCCGGAGATTCGGATGAAATCCTTCTCTCCAAAATCCTTAAATGCACATTTGTATGTCCAGCAGCCTAAAAGAACATCTTCAAGTATCCCTCGCGGCGATTTTTGGTATCGGCTCTCCGGGCATGAATCAAGTGATTGAAGTCGCGGAACCCGTCCTTAGAATGGCCCTTACGATTGGCCAATTTGGAGTTGCCGTTGTCACAATTCTTTACATCTATCGTAAGTGGAAACAGACGGCGAAGAAGATTCGTCGTCCCCGGAAGCCCAAAGATGAAACTCCCTAATTTTTTCTTGTTCTTGATGCTCGCAATCCTTACCGGTTGCGGTTCGTTCCCCCTACGACCGGGTCGCGCACAATTTTCTACCCCCGATGGCGTCTCGGGTTCTGTCCGTCAATCGCAAAATCCTATGTCGGCGACGACTCAGGTGTATAAACGCACGGTCGAGGAACCGGCTCAACCCGGTCCCCGGGTCACTTCGGAGACCATCGAAACTACTATTGGCCCCGCGCAAAAGGATACCGCACGCGAGATTGGCGCTAAACTTTCCTCGCTTCGACCGGTGATTTATGTCGGGATTTTGGTGTTCCTGTTCGGTGCCGCGAGTTTCGTCTATCCCCCGCTCAAGGTGATAACAGGCGGGAGTATTACCACCAGTGGTGTTATTACCGCTTCGGGGCTTGCCATGATAGTTTTGCCGTCTTTGGTCGTCGGAAATGAGATTTTGATTATGGCGGTTGCTGCCGGTGCGGCGGCGCTTTGGTTTTTCGCCCACCGACATGGCACTCTCCGCGGAACCGTGGAAGCCCTCAAAGAACAGGTGAAGAAATGAGTTGCGACTCGTGTGGAGACCGGACGAACGCCTGCCAGTGTGACCCATGCGAAGCCTGTCCAGCGAATAGCGCCGCGGTCGAGACCCTTCCTTCTCAGATTGAGAATTTCACAGTGCAGTTTTTTGGAGAAGTTACCAAGACTGAGGTCGATGGAGTGGTGACTTGGAATCTGCCGTGCTCACTCGATATTGGTCTTCCCGGAAATCCTCGCGGAGATGCGGAAGGACTCGCGTGCTATTTCTTGCGACTCTTCTCCGAAGGAATTACCGGACTCGTGGGACCTAAGGGGGACACGGGGGAGCAAGGAGTTGCGGGTCACAATGCTTATACTGTCACAACGTCCGCGTTTGTGGCCCCGACCGAATCAAATCCGACGGCACAATTTACGATTATCCCGTCTCCGGTGATTTCGGTCGGCGAGACAATTTTTATTCCGGGCGTAGGTTGGTTGACCATTTCACAAGTTTTTCAGGGAACAACGGTTTTTGCCTCGCTCATAGAATCAATTCCTTCACCTGAAACCGTTATACCAGCCGGGACGTTGGTTCTTCCGACGGGTCCTCGCGGTCTCTCTATCAAGGGAGATACCGGAGCGACCGGCTTGACCGGTCCGCAGGGTGCTCAGGGTCCCACGGGTCCGACTGGTCCTACGGGGGCGGCGGGTGCGGTTGGTGCGACCGGGGCGACGGCTACGAACAGCAACGCGGAAATCGTGGGTGGTTCATCGGATTATACGATGACGGCAACCTACGCTAAAGTGGATTTTGGTGCGACAGACTTGGAAGCGACCTTGGCGACGCCCGGAACATATTTGTTTCTCCTACAGTTGAATGGTTTGAATTCTTCGGGGGCAACCCGTGAATGGGATTTCAAGTTGTTTAATTCGACAACCGGGCTTGATGTGACAAATTCGGAAAACTATCAGCGCGCAATAGATTCTCCGTTGGTTCAAACTCTATTGTTCTATTCGATAGTTACTACTTCGACGATAAATAATTTGATTCAACTTTACGCAAAGTCCAGTGCGGCGACGGCGACTCAGACGGTGGATAGTCTCGGGTCTAAATTGATTTACGTTCGATTGGCGTGAGAAGTTTTCCGATAATTAAAGACCCCGAGAGAGACCTTTCGTGTGAGGATTGCACTGGTGGTCAGTTGCTACTTCATCGTGTGCCGCGGTCTCCGATTACTCGTCCCATCACGAATCCGGGAAATGATGAGGTCCTTCAGGATGAAGCGGGGTTTCCGATTCTCGATGAGATTACGGGGAACACGATTTTTGATACATACCCGCACACGCTGGTAAATTGATATGGCCAAGACGACGCAATACGCCGAAGAAACAGAGACGTTGCCTGATGGATTTCTTTTCATGGCGGTTCGTCAGCCCGACGGAAGTTTTCAAACGAAGAAAATCACGCCAGATAAACTTGGCGCGCAGGGTCCGGTAGGTCCGCAAGGTTTGCCGGGTCCCACGGGTCCGGGGGGTGTGGGTTCAGTGGGTCCTACCGGTCCGACGGGTCCCGCAGGAGCCGCCGGGTCCAACGGTGCGACGGGGCCAACGGGAGCGACCGGACCGACGGGCGCGTCAGGACCAACCGGTCCGATGGCCGCGGGATTCAATACCACGGACGGGATGGCGCTGGATACTTTTGAAGATTACACGCCGGGAACAATTTCGTCTTTAGACAAGGGGTCGGGCTGGTCGTCAACCCCCGGAGTAGCAACCGGAGGTTCGGCGATTGTCTCCCGAACTGGTATAGATGGACGGGCGTATCAAGCCCTGTTCGTGGCCAGCGGTCAGATAGGGAGAAAGTTTGGATGGGGGGCCAACTGGAACCGAATCCAGATTTTCATGGCGATACGCATCAACAATTCGTCCACCTTTACTGGTGACGGATACGTGGGAGTTTGTTCGGGAACGACGAACATGGTTGCGAGTGCTTCTACGGATAACTTTCTCGGATTGCGATGGGAGAATACCTCCCCGAATAACGTCAATTACAACGGCGGAACCAAGTCTCCATATTACAATCTGGTGACGACCCCGAGGTTCACCACCCGTCGGGCCACTACGAGCACCGACCACGGCAGCGGTTCGGGCGGAACCACGAGAACAATCGCCGCGGGCGAGGGATATTTTACATATTATTTCCTCGATATATCCCGGCCATTGTTTGCCACGGCGGCAACTTCGGTGAGTTACGCACAGGGATTTATCATTGACACGACCGCGAATGTGGAATTCTCAAAGTCAAAATCTACGCTTTTTCAACTGGCCTTGGGAGAAGTGGCTGGAACCGTGGGAAATCATACTTCCTTGGCCGCGGTCACTGCGGCAACTCCGACCACGAATAGTTATGCGTTCGATGAATCGGCGGGAGTGTTTGACTCCGTGAACCTTTCATGGCCCCATTTTTGGGGCTTGGAGATTGGTGCTCTGATGGTTCGCAAAGTAAGTTAATTTATGACTGACAAATATCCTATCGACCTTGGAAAAAAACCTCCGGGCGACCCGTCCCCTACTGTCACCTCTCTGAGCAAGGAGAAGTATTATCCGTCGCTCCATCTTGAGTGGCCGGATGACTATGACCTTCCAAAGTCCGGGACGATGGAAATCACCTTTGTCAAGACGAGTGAGACAAAGACGACTCACAATGGAAAAACCAGCTACAACGTCACGTTGGAAATCAAAACCATTGAAGAGGTAAGTGATAAATCGGGCGACGAAGAAGACGCGGATGAGGGTGAAACAGATGAATCGACGGGAGACCGGCTCGACAAAATGGCGAAGGACGCCGAAGACCAAGCGGAAGGAGAATAATGTCCCCCCTCCAGCACATTTTTTTAACCTGCCTTCTTGGCCCGGAAGACCCGACAGCTTTTCGTCGCGCCCAAGATGCGGCGAAATCACGGGAGAGATGGGCAAAAAATCCTGAGCGACAGAAGGAACATTCTAGGGCGTGGAGGGTTAAAAATCCCGGGAAGGTGCGGGCATGGCTAGAAAAACATCGGAGTCGTAATAGAAACTTTCGACTACAGCGGGACTACGGGGTCTCGGCGGGGGGTGTGGAAAAACTGCGGGAAGTCCAAGGAAATTCCTGCGCCATCTGTTACGAACCCTTTTTGAAGACTCCTCACGTGGACCACAATCATAAAACGGGAGAGGTTCGTGGGTTGCTTTGCCGCGGGTGTAATCTAGCCCTCGGATATTTGAAGGATTCTTCCGACCGATGTAAATCTGCGGAACGGTATCTCCGGGAAGGGGGTAATTTTGTTTCTCGCTGAGTCGGTGCTTGAAGAAGCGGAAACCATATTTGGTTTCAGTCGGAGGGAAAAACTCTTTCGCTGGATTACCGATGCGGTCGAATTGCTTGCTCAAAAAGGCGAGATTGATGCGCTCGTTGGCTGGGTGGACCTGTGTGTGGACAGCGGCTGCATTACTCTTCCGCGCGAAATAGAGACGGTCCTTGCTTGTAACATCGGGGGACGCCCGGCGCTCGGACACGACCAACTTTTTTCGTTTCATCTGAACGGTCCCGGTGATTTTAACAAGCGTTGCGACTATACTTGGATGGACGGAGGGAATTTTCCCACGTATCGGGATATTAAATGTCCCGCGAAGCTGATTGCCTTTTTAGATTCAGAGGCGGACGCGGGAAAGGTTTTGCGTGTCTTCGGATACGACGACCAGAACCGTCCGCTTCGCACGTTAGTTAATGGAGTGTGGGAAGACGGGTATCGAGTCCCGACGATTTTTGGATATGCGCTTCCTGAAACGGGAGCGCCCGTTATTTCACGAATCACCGCGATTGTGAAAGATGTGACATCTGGCAACATTCGACTTTCGAGCTTCGATAGTTCCACTCTCTCGGGAACTCTTCTCGGGGTATTTGAGCCAGATGAAACGATTCCCCAATATCGTCGGTTGAAGGTATCAAACGGATGCTCGTGGGTCCGTCTTCATTTTCGGAAGCGGACTGCCGAGGTGAGAGGCGTCAAGGACCGAATTCTTTTACACTCACGTCCGGCCCTGATTCTTGCGATGCACGCGCTGAAGTTCTACCGGGACAGCGACCTTGCGAACGGAAACGCCTATGAGGCGAACGCGACGAGATTGCTTACTGAGCGCGAGGGTGCATTGACCAGCCCGATTGGTTCACCGATTCAGGTCGAAGATAGGAATTCTATCATGGACAAAAGTGATGCGTGGGTCGAATGACCCAGAAAGGTAAATATGGCAAGTGAAGAACAAAATCATGCAGCAGACAGCGGGGCGTTTCGTCAGGAATACGGTCCGTTTGATTATCGTCCCGAGTGTGACGAAGAGAAGCGCCGACTGGATGCGCTGAAGTCTCACGACCGCGGCGACCAGAATAAGATTTATTTGCAAGAGTAAGGTCTGCGAGGGTGGTATGGCGTTTAATCTTACAGAATATAAAGCTCGACATTATCGAGAAAACCGAGACGAGTATATCCGTCGAGCGAAAGCCTACGCGGCTTCCCACCCAGAGCAAAGAAAAGCGGCACGAGAAAAATGGGTGCAAAAGAATCCAGTGAAGCAAAAAGAAAGTATCCAACGTTACTGTTTGGAAAATGCGGGGGCTTTGCGGATAAAATCGGCGGAGCGTCGAAAAAATAATCCGGGAAAATATCGGCTAGCTGCAAAACGATGGCGGGAATTCAATCGAAATCGACTTCAAGAACGACAAAATCTCCGGCGACAAACCGACCCATATTATCGGCTAGTAGTTAATCTCCGAAGTCGGGTGGGGAAGGCGATGCGACGACGTTCTAAATCAGCACCTACCCGGGAGCTTTTGGGGATGGATATTCCCGAATTTCATATTTATATTCGTGGACAGTTCCGACCCGGGATGACTTGGGAGAATTATGGTTCTATCTGGCATATAGACCATATTCGTCCATGTGCAAGCTTTGATTTGTCCGACCCGGAACAACAAAAAGTTTGCTTTCGGTGGGACAATCTGGAACCCCTTTTTGTGGCTGAGAATTTGAAAAAGGGAGCTAGACTTTCATGACCCCCCGATTGGAAGATTTTGATGTTCGATTTCTGGCGGGGATGGACTCCCTGACAGAACCCGGCACGTTGGAGCCGGAATTCTACTCTCGAAGTATGAACACGGTGAACCGGGGCGGTGTGCTCCAATGCCGCCCGGGATACCGGTGCAAGTTCGTCGCTCCGTCGGGGAATCTTCAGGGTGGAATCGTCTATCGTCCCAAGCAAGGGATGGAAGTAATTCTTTTCGCGGTGGACGGTTTACTCTATGCGAGCAACTATCCATTTACGGAGTATCGCCAGATTTCCGGCGTATCATTCTCCTCGACGGCGCGTCAACTTTTTTTTCAGCAGGCCGAGCAATCGATTCAGCAAAACGATGACGGGTCTCTCACTCTCATTACTCCGAAAAATATCATTGTTATTCAAGATGGCGGGTTGACGGCTCCGGCGATTTACGATGGGACCTCGGCTCAACATCAACGGGGCGCGGGGAGGATTCCACTCGGAGGGCCGATGGCGTGGTCGGGAGACCGGCTTTGGGTCGCGCGGGGTTCGTTCCTCTATGCGTCCGACATCTCAAACCCGGTATCGTTTACCGAACCCCTATATTTTTCAACGGTAACGGCCTTCGTTCTTCCGGCTCCCATTACGGCTCTAGCCGAAATACCGAACGCACAAATTGCTCAGTTACTCGTGTTCACAGAGAGCAACACGTCCCTGCTTCAATCTGGAATTCGTGACCGAACGACGTGGAACTCGGTTCCTAATTTCCAACGGATTCTTTTTCCAACATTGGGTTGCATTTCAGAGCGGTCGGTGACGGCACAACGGGGTTTGCTTTATTGGTATTCGACCTTCGGGCTGGCTTCGTTGGATTCGGCGCTTTTTACGCTTCAATCATCGGTGCTTCCCTATCGGGATAATGAAATGGCGGATAGTAAATCGCAGTTGTCTCCTGATATGTCGGGGATTGCCACGGCCTTTTTTGAAAATTATCTGATGGTTAGCGTTCCTTTCGAGGATAAATTCAATCGGCATACGTGGGTGCTAGACGAAGCGCCGATTCAGCGCACAACAGGTCAATCTCAGCCCGCGTGGAATAGTTTCTGGACAGGAACCCGCCCGGTGCAATGGCTTTACGGTAATTTTAACGGCCAGAATCGTATCTTTCATTTCTCTCGGGACTACGATGGAAATAATCGTCTATGGGAAGCGTTCTCCCCGGACCGCATGGACGACGGATGCCCAATTACGTGGTATGTCGAAACGCGCGCTTTTCAGGGTCAACTCCCGCTTCGGAAAAAGAAATTCCGATATTCAGATATTTTCTTAACCGAATTGTGCGGAGATGTGGATGTCGCGGTATTTTGGGCGGGTGGAAGTCGCGGAAAATACAAGAAGGTCCTTCAGAAACGGATTCGTGCATCACGCGGTTCCATCCGGTCGGGAGAAATTATCAAAGCCGATACGCTTCTTTACGCGCTCAAAAAACAAATGCGAACCGTTCGGACACAGGATGCCAAGGAACTTGCGATTGGAGAGACGCAGCGGTCAGATAATGTCGAAGACAGTGCCGTAGAATTCATCGACGAGAATTTTCAACTTTTAATTGTGGGGTCGGGTCCGGGGGCGGTTCAGGGTTTGCGGTATTACATGGAACCCCCCGAGGGAGTCCACGGAGCCGTGGGTCCAAATAAAGAATTGTCGGGTCGTGTGGAACAGGATGAGACAGAGGAAAATTTCGTTCGGTTCGATGGAGCCGCCGCTGAATCGCACGATTTCGAGGATGCGCTGGCGGCGCTTTCCACCGACATCCCGAAGTTTGTGGCGAATACAAGTATCACGATTACCCAGAGTGGGTTCACCGCGACGGCTACGGGTAATGGGGAGAGCGTAATTTCCCAGATGAACGCGGACCGAATTGCGCGCGTAACCGCGACCAAAAAGGCCGTGGCAGAACTCCAGTTTATACTTCCCAAGATTGTAAGCGTCGGACTTTCGCTCGCGTGAATGTATGAAACCATTCAAGAGCCTTCAGGCCATTACGCGCCGGATATTGCGAATCAATTATTTTTCGCCGCTTATCTGCCAGATTTTCGCATCGTCCTCGGGTTCTGGGTCCGGGGTTGCTGCGACGTTGGAAATTCTTCCTTCCGAACGGCGTTCGGGACCTGAAATGCTGTCCACAGAGACCCTCAATTCGACGCAAGTCCGATTGGTGTGGACGCAGCGCGATTACATCTATTCGTCTATTGTGTATCGCGCGACCACTCCGTTAGGTCCATTTGTCACCGTTACGTCCAATGTAATTGATGACCATTTTATCGACACGCCGGGGCCGGGGACCTATTACTACAAAGTAACCGGAATCGAACCCGACTTCGGTGAAACTTTTCCCTCGCCGATTGCGGGGCCGGTGACTTTACTGTGAATACTACTTTTTTATACACCTCGAAAAAGGCAGCTTTCGCTGCTGGAAAGCTAGAAAAATGTCTTTGAATCGCACAAATCTCGTTATTGTCTCGGCCCCGCTGCCTGCGGATTTTGAGGGAACTCCGCAAGAACTGGCCGAGACGATGATTGAACGAATGGAGATTCAATCCCCCCTCGGCACAAATTTTTTTATCGTCGGTGATGTCGAACCATCAAGTGACCAAGGTCCGTGGCTTAAGAACGGCGACCGATGGTATGTTTTCAGTCAGACGGAGGGACGATATGTTCCCCTGAACATTGACGACTCTCTCCACCTGTTCACGGTTGGCGAAACTTTTCCGGGCCAACCCGGGGTCAACGACCCCGTCCTCTTTTTACGCACGTCGGCGACACGCGGCATTGGGTGGTATGGGTGGGATGGTTCTTCATGGCGTTCTATCAACGATATACCGCCCTCTGGAACCACTGCCTTACGGCCCACGTCTCCGGTTGACCTAGAAGAGTATTGGGATACCAGCATCAATACGCTGATTCACTGGGAACGAGGTCTCTGGCGCACAGTTTCGGGGAGTCCGGGGGACATAAAGTTCGTCGCCCAAGCGTTGCTTTCGGATGCGTTGACCGCGAATCCCGGATGGATTTACCTTGGGCGGGATGACCAGTCGGTGCGCGGAAAAGTTATCGGCATCGCGACCGAGGACGGGGTGGGGACGGAATCAGTCTTTGCCAGAGATTCAGGAATTTCGGCTCGTCCGAGTGGCAGTCAAGACGGTGCCGAGACTCATGTGCTTGCTTCTGACGAAATTGAGCAACACACGCACTTGATGGGTCATGCGACGCTCCTCAACTCGGACAATAACATCTGGCTGCATCGGGTGGATGATGCGGAGGTATTGGTAATCCCGAGTCCGGGTCCTTACAACTACTTTGAAGTTAAGGGCGAGGGGGCAGGAAACGGAACGAAAACCGGAACGGCGGGGGATGGAAATGCTGGCACGGGATTAGTCACGACTAAACAGTTGAGTAAGACGGACGCTCCTGCGGCCAACTATACTGAATTGGCCGTCGCTCACAACAATGTCCAGCCGACGGTCTGGTTCTGGACCTTGGTGAAGGTGTAAGTTGACATTCAAGGGTTTACACACATCTTTTGAATGATGTCGAACTTACAAATTGAAACTCTGGATGATTTTTTGCCGGAACCGCTTGCATATCGGGAACAGGCGTTGAAAGAGAAGTTCTACGACATCCGCGGACCGGATGGGGTGATGTATCGGAACATCAACGTGCGACCCTCTGACGAATTTGAGGGATTGCTATCGAACAAACTAGGTCGTTCGATTAGGATTAGTTACGGGCTACTGCGACGAAATTTTGAGGGGGAGCCACCAAATTTTGCGGTTCACTCGGATAATGGGTATGACCAATTCGCCGCGATTTTGTATTTGAGCCGACCCGGGGATTGTCGGGGTGGGACGGCGTTTTGGGAGCACAAGCAGTATGGGTGGACGCACTGGCCGGACGAAAAGGCGATGCGTCGGACGTGCAAGAAACCTGAAAAGATAATCGCACAGCTTCAAGCGGAAGCCAATGAACCTACGGCTTGGGAACAGACCTATCTCGCGGAGATGCGGTTTAATCGGATGATAGTCTATCCGACGAATCAGTTCCACTCTCGCTGGCCGTGGAATGCTTGGGGGAATTCTCCTGAGGATTGTCGGATGATTTGGGTTGGTTTTTTCTCGGAAGTATGACCTCCGATGAACGAGTTAAGCGTTGGGTTAAAGACAATCCAGAGCGTCGGGCGGAACATGTTCGCAGACACTATAAGAAGAATCGCGAAAAGGTTTTGTCCTACCATCGCGGAAGACGAACTTTGAAAAAACGATACGATGCCGTTAAGCACGCATATCGGGTTGCTCAACTGCGCGGTCTTAAGACGGGGAAGCCCTGTTCAGACTGTCGTGCGGTTCTTCCCGAGGTCTGTTTGGACTGGGACCACCTTCCGGGGCATGAGAAACAATTTTGTATTTCTCGAAGTCACGGAAGATGTTGGGAAACGGTTTTGAAGGAAATCGCGAAATGCGAATTGGTTTGTTCAAACTGTCACCGAATTCGGACTGATAAGAGAGAAAAATTGGTATGATTGACGAACTGGACCTTGATACGTTGCCGCAGATTATTCCCATTGGGGAAGCGTTCGCGAAAGAGGCGAACTATCCGGGCGGGTGGAGTTGGCCAGATTTCGCGAGAATGTGGGTCTCGCTTCTCAATGGCGGTCTGGGAAAAATTTTCGTCTCCACAGACGGCGGACAACTGGGGGGCGCACTGGGAGCGGTTTTCACTCCTGACCCGTATTCAGGTCAGATGACCGCCGTCGAACAATTTTGGTATGTTTTACCGGAGCATCGGAAGACGCGCGCCGGAATGGAATTGTTTCAGGCTTTTCAAGTGGAAGCCAAGAAAAGACAGGCGAGAAAAATCGTGATGGTGCATCTGGCGTCATTGACGCCGGAAAGTCTTCAGAAGTTCTACGAGAAAGAGGGATTCCGCCTCGCGGAACAGACCTTTTGGAAAATACTTTGAGAACGTCGGAAAAAAGAGGGGAGTGAGTTACCTATATCGGAATTATCACAGCTTTGGTAATCGCGGGAGTTGCAGCAGCCGGAGCCGCGGGGGCGGCGTATGCCAAGAAGAAGGCGGCAGATAAATCGGCTCACGCGCAGAAGAACGCCCTGAAAGGTCAGAAGAAAATTCTTCAGGAAGAATTGTCTTTTGACCGTATCAATCAGGCGGCGACCGATGCAGACCGGCTTCGGGCGGAGAATCGTCTTGCCCTTCAGAAAGAGGTGGACCCAGAACTGGCACAACTGCGCCAATTGGGAAAAGAGAAGCTTTTGGCGGAGTCGCAGCGTCCGAATGAAAGCCTTCAGGGCACTCAAATTGCCAACGCTTTATTTAAGGAAAATGCGGTGGAAGACCCGCGTTTGGAAGCCCTCAAGAGTTCGATTATTAACCGGGCGCAAGAGGAGATTGCGGCGGGTTCGACGTTGCCTCCGTCTTTTCAGGCAGAACTTGTGCGTGCCGGGGTGCAACAGGGCTCGCAGGCGGGGTTTAAGACCGACGCCAAAACCGTTGGCGGAACTATTGCGCGCGCATTAGGTATCGGCGGGGAGCAACTCAAGGTTGCGCGGGAAAATCAGGCAGTAAATCTCGCTGGGGCCGCAACCAACTTGGACCAGTCGCGCGCTCAAATTCTTAGCAGCATTTTTCCGACAATTGCGGCATCGGAACAGACGCGGCGACAAAATGCCGCCTCAGAGTTTGGTGTCGGCGAAGCGACTTTGCCGGAATCGGGTCTCACCGGTCGTGAGGCGGCGAACATTCAGCAGAATCGGGGAAATACACTTCTCAAAATTCGCGGTCAACGGGGACAAATCTCTGCACAACAGGCGGCGGCTCAGGGAGAGGCGACCGCAGCTTACATCGGTGCGGGTGCATCATTTGCGACTTCCGCCTTAGGCGGATTTGGGGGCGGGGGAGGGGCCGGCGGAGCCGGGGGAATGTTGGGGATGGTAAAAGGGGGAACAGGTGGAACGGGCGGAGCGTAACACTTGAATAGTTTTTATACACACCGCTTACACTAATTTTTTATGCCCGGGATAGCCGACTCTCCAAACTCATTTCAGATTCAACCCAGTGGGAATTCGATTTCGCAGGACGTGAACATCACCCCCGCCGTCGGGGATTTTATGAAAGCCTTTCGCGAGGGTTTCATTACCACCGAGGACATCACCAAGCGGGCAAAGGATAAACCATTAGAAGACGCACAGCGCCAGCAGGCTCTTCAGGACACCAACACGATTCGTCCGAAGCAGCGAGAGCTTGCATCCAAACAACTTGATGTTCAGTCGTCGCAGGCGGACACTCTCGCACAGATTCAACCGCTTCTTTCGGAAGCCGGAATCAAACAAGCCCAACAGCAGCTTGAGAACGTCCGGGGTCACGGCAACCCCGAGGCGATTGCGGATTTGCATCGTAAGTATGCTCTCCCGCTTCTCGGCAAGCAGGTGCCGTATGATTCGGCAACCGGCCAACTCAATACCGAGGAAGCGTTGAACGATGTGCAGAAGGCGACGGAACTCGCTCGCGCGTATCAACTACGTCAATTCGCAATGGAGCACGCCAAGCCTCAGACCACTACGACTACTGACAAGACGGGGCGGAAAACGGTCACAGAACAATATGTCGTTCCGGGCACCAATGCGAAGCTCACCGAACCCCGTGTTGCAGAGACGACCGAACCCAATCAACCGGAAGCGGTGAAGAGTTTTCGTCAGGGTCTTGAGTCGGACTCGGTTCTCAAGCCCATCAAAGAGGCTCAGACCTTTTTGGCGACGGCGAAGGGGGTGCTTAATACTCCCCCGGAGAAAATCACGAACGCGGAAGACCAGCTTCTTGTTGAGTCGCTGATTAAACTCACCGACCCGGCGGGCGTTATTCGTCAATCCAAAGTTGAATATCTGAACGAGATGACCCCGGTATGGCAGACGGCTATCAAACGGTTGGCGCATCTCACCTCGAATCAGAACACGGTGCTTTCTCCACAGGACCGTTCCCAGATTGCTCGCGCGGTTAACCGTCTTGAAGAGGGTTACGGAAAAGCAGCCCAGCCGCGGCTTCAGCTTTTTGCCAAGCAGGCGGCAGAACAAAATCTCACGCCGGACCAAATTTTTGACACCGAGGAACTCGGGATGCTTAACAAGCAGCACGCGATTCCATCGGCGGTTCCCGTAGCGACTCCGGCGGCGGGAGAAATTCCCACGGTGACGCATCCTGATGAGGCTCCTCCTACGGCGAAGTTTTTTAAGTCCCCGGATGGCCGGACGTTCATAAATCCGAAATATACGGGTTCTACCCCGTAATCCTATGGCTGACTCGTTCACAGACACAGAAACGGCGGCTCCGTCGGTCAACCCGACGGACTTTCTCGTGCCCGGTTCTGGTGCTCCTATTTCTACGCTTAAGCCCATTGACCCCAATGCGAAGTTGAAACTCGCGGCGGCGGACCCGTTTGCGGGCCTTCAAGAAGTGAAGTCCAACGACCCCTTTTCCGGGTTGCAAGAGGTGAAGTCAAATGATGCGTTTGCGGGTTTGAAGGAGGCCGATTCACTCGACGTGAAGGACGTTCCTACACTGGTGAATGATGATACTTTTCGTCCGGCAGATTATCTCGCGTCCAACCCAAATTTACGAACGGATGCTGCGAAGAGCAAGAAGCTCATAGACGTTTACCGCGCTCGTCAAATTCGCGGGCTAGAAGCAGGCAAGGTTGCGAAGGCGGCAGTAAAAGAGGCTCCGGGTATTATCGCCAAAACGGCGAAGGGTGTGCGTGACCTCGCCTCTCGTGCAATTGAACTCGGGATTCAACCTGCCGCTACGTCGGCGTTGGCCACTTTAACGGGGGCAACTCCGGAAGAAAAAGCCGCCATCATGGCGGAACAGGGGAAGGAACAGCTTAAGGCCGCAGGCGAAGTCACGGCGGGAACAGAATCCGCGGTCACGGGTCTCGCACAACTCGGGCAGCAGGGGATGCGAAAGCTTTTTGGTAAATCTCCGAGCAAAATGTCTGATTTGGAATTATTGGACCAGCTTTATCTTGACTCAGAATTTTCCAAGACGACCAAGGAAGTCGCGGAGGGTCGTGGAGACGTGGCGAAAGCTGCCGGGCTGGACGCAGAAACGCTTGCGAAAAACGGCGTGACTCTCAATAAAGATGCCATTGAAAATCTTTCGTTGGTTGACCCGCTGACTCTTGTAGCTACTGCGGGAGCTTTTAAGGTAGTAGGTTTGGGAGGTCGAGTGATTGCTACGGCAGCGACCAAGGCGGGGGCGCAGGCTGTCATAAAGGGCTTGACCAAGATTGCGGCGACCATCGGGGCGGCGGGGGTAAAAACGGCGGGTCAAACTGTCGAAGCTCTTGGTAAAACTGGACAGGCATTTGCGGAACGAATTCCTGCGAAGTCAATCGGGTTTGTGCTGGGGGCCACAAAAGGGGGTTCGCTACATGCCGGGGCAATCGGAGCCGCCGCTGGGGAAGCCGCAAAGCGTATTGGATATGAAACTGCCGGGGCAGTATCGAAACAGGGAGCGCGGGTTGCCGAGTTGGGAAGCCAACTCAATCCAAGTTTTATTGGTCCCCGGTCTGCGGGATTGACCCGGCTGGCGGGTCTTCCGTCCACGACCGCCGGACAAGTTGCTACCAGTGTCGCTAAAGGCGCAGTTCAAGGGGCGGTCACGGCCCTACCGCTCGCCGCAGCGGCAGACGAAAGTCAGACCGCAGGCGCACTTCTTGGGGGCGGCGCGGCGCTGGGGGCAATCCACGGCGCGGTCACGGGGGGTAAAGCCGCCGTTGCCGAGACTGTTGCGAAGAATTATCTTGACCCGCATAACATTCCGTTTGAGCCGACGAACTCTCCGGCCTACGGAAAGACCGCTGTGTTTGACCAGACCCACGAGTCGGCGATTAAAACTCTCCCGGAGAATGAACAAAATGCCATCAATACCTTTCGAGAGGGTGTGCGCCCGGGTGGAGGAGAAATTTACGTTCAAGACAAGGGAGCTTATCTTGAGCGTATCCGGGAGAGCCTTCAACGCGAGAATGGCGGACAACCGCTCACTCCCGAACAGGAATCGCAGGCGAAACTTTACGCAGATACGCACGCTTTTTTCGATGGGATGATTCCTGACGCGAATGGAGAAGCTCGACGGGTGGTATTTCTCAATGGCGATTCGACAGGACTACCGCACGATGCGGGGCATCTTTTCCAAGCGATGCTTTCTCCCGACGAACAGACCTCGCTTCGTAAATCCGTTTTTGATTCCTATTCTCCAGAATATCGGGAGGCATTCAAAAAGGAATACGCACGTCGGATTGGCGAACCAGATTATTTTTCCAAGCTGGGGGACCAAGCGGACGCCAAGGCGGCGGATGAACTCATTGCCGAGAATTTCAGCCAACTTTTTCAGAACCAAACACTAGGGAACCTCTCCGCTCCCCCGTCGTTCCTGAAGAAACTTGCAAACACTGCGGTCAAGGCCGGTGAAGCTCTTGGATTTGACCTCACGGCGGGCCGCACGACCGCCGATTTGGGTGTGAAACCTTCGTTCCGGCTTCAAGACCTTCTCCGCAATGCGGCGCAGGATGTCTTGACCCGCGAACCCAAAACTCCGAAGTCCCCTCTTGAACCCGCGAAGTTGAAGATGGTGCAACCGGAGGAGGTTGCGACGCCCGGAGTGGTGACTCCTGAATTAGTTCAACCGGTTGTTCCGAAAGAGGTGACTCCATCGGCGAAGCCCGTGGAGATTCCCTCTCCAACGGCGAAGAACATTCGTGTTGAGCGAACCGCGCAATCAGACTTTGCATCGAAGCGTGCTGAAGAAACCGGGATTGCCGAGGCTCAGAAACTTACCGAAGGCACGCCGGAAGTTCGCAAGGTGGTGGATGATATTTCTGCCAGCATGGAAGCTGGGAATCCTGTTCTCGAAATCGAACATCGCGGTATTGTTAGTGAGCGTGGACCCGCGAATCCCGAGGGTCGGACATCTCGTCGGGGCACCCAAGAAGCGGGTTATCAGGAACTCGAAAAATTGCAGATTGAGAACCGCGCGGAAGCCCCGGCAGATATTGTTGATTTGCATCAGAAGACTTTTGTTCCCGTGCGTTTCACTACGCAGGGTGGAAAGCCAATTCTTATTGCCATGTCGCTCGACAAGGTGATTGCGAATGTTCGTCGGGTGGTAAAAGACGCCGCGTCCAAATCTGCCGAATCATTACTTCCTTATCCGGTGGAGAATGGAAAACTTACGGAAGCTGGATGGAAACAAGCGATTGCCGATGTGCAATCATATGCCGAGAATCAGTCGAATGGTTATCGCGGAGATGGGCAGAAGCTCACTCGCCCGACAGAAGACACCGGGGTTTCGATTCCGGCGGAGAATCCTAACTACGCGCCGAAACCCTTGAGTGAAGCGGCGATGAACTTTGCTAATCTCGTGCAGGGTCTCAACCCGCCCGAGACCGGTCGAGTGCAAAAAGGATTAACTCCGGGAAATGTAAAGGGACAGCTTCTCGCGGAAGTCAACAAGAAGCAGCCGCTCACGCCATCCGTCATTACCCCGGAGAACGTGACGAAGCAGGCGTTCAAGGGATTTGAACCTCGCACGGTAAAGGAGACCAACCCACTACGCAACGAACTTGCGGCACGGGGAGTTAAGGTTCGCGAATTACACGAAGTTACCGAGAGGCTGGCGGTAAATGACATTGTTAGCGTCAAGCCGCGCCCCGACATCAATTTCAAAGCCCCCGTCACTGACCTTATTCGCGGCGGGTTTTTGCCGGGGGAGTCCGTGGACGTAGCACAATTGGGAAGAGAGAAATCTATATCCAAAGTCGGACCAAAGATTCTGGAGATGAGCCCGGAGGATTGGATTAAAATTACCAGAAGTTGGGAGGGCGGTCTCACGAATGAGGCATACCGTCTCGGGCTTGGTCTCACGGATATCGCCGACGTGAAGCGACTCGCGGATTTGCGAGACCAAGCGACCAACAATTTCCGAACTCAGATGCGGGCCGGAGAATCCGCAGCGGCGAGTTCCTTCGCATCGAAGGCCCAGTTTTTTTCTGAAGCATACGGCGCGGCGACGGACACCGGAAGCGCGGCTAATCCTAAAGTCGGATGGCGAAGCCGACTTCCTGATGCGAAGTCTCCGTTTCCCGAGACCACGTTCTCACCCGTCGCCGAGAAGAAACTCGACGCAATGCGTCCCGACCGGCTGTTTCTTCCGGCAAACGAAATTAAGGACAGCCTCGACCCCATCAAACGCGCCGCGATTCGGACCAAGGGAGGTCAAGTCTATGAAGGCTCGTGGCACGGCGAAGCCTATACCAATTTTTCGGACGCCATCGCTCGTGGAGAAAGCAAAGAGGCGCTTCCAAAAGGATTTACGAGCCTGACAGATTTGCTCGACGCGGTCATTGAGGGCCGGGAGGATGCCGTTGGATTTGTGGAAGACGGATTTGTGACCGAATCCGGGAAGTTTTTGAATCGTGCTCAGTCCCTTGACCACGCGGAAAAGATTGGCCAGATGAAGGCATCGGTGAACCCGAAGGACGTTTCTGCGGCGGGTGTTTTGGAGTCTCACGAATTTGATAGCCGCCGGGATTTCCTGCCAAAAAAAAGCAATGTTGAATTGTCTGACGTTCAGAAACGCGACGAACAGAGCCGTCTCACTAGAGGCGGTCTCGTCGATTATGAAAAACTTTATGCCGAAAAGAGCGCGGCGTCCAAGAAGCAAGAAGCGGCAGATTTTAAGTCTCTTGAAGGCAAGTATAAGATGCCGGAGAACGCAACCAAGCCCAGCCCGGCGACCGGATGGATTTTGCCAAATCAAGAATTCGTTCCGCTTGACGCGGCGTATCACGAACAATTTTTGGCGAGTAACAGTGCTGACCTAAATAAGCGATTCGGAACGGAACTCGGGGATACTCCCGACGTTCAAGAACGGCTCGGCGCACTCAATAAGGGATTCGTCCGGGTTCGTTATACCCCCAACAACGGAAGTTTTGGAGTGGAACTCGCTGCCTCGAATTGGAAACCGTCCACCAAGCGGGCCATCATTAAACAGATTGAAGCGGCAACCGGTTCCATTGACCAATTAAATGTCACGTTACTTTCTCCCGAGGGTCGGGTGATGGATTCCGTTCACGAGAAATTTGCTGAATTAGACGACGCCGAGAAATTGCCCGCCGCGATTGACGCTCTTTCGACCTTGCGCGGCGTCACAATGGAGATTAAATCTCGGATACCCTTTTGACCTTGACATCCTCACAATCAACTAGACCTCTTAAGTATGCCTATTAACCTTTCTGACGTGCAGCCCGCTGCAACGGCTCCTGCAACCGCGCCTGCGACCACTCCTGCCATTCCTGCGGAGGATACCGGAACACAAACTCCCGGCACCGGAAGCGAGGGAGAAATCCCCAAGGATGTTTTGCGAATTCCGGCACTTTACGGTCTGCTCCAAGGCAAGCCTGCCGCTATTTACGCGCCGAAGAATCAGCCGGACCCCGACATTACGACCGTCTTGAAGCACGGAAAGGAACTGATTAGCGCGGGATTTCGATTTTACGAAGCCAAGAGCAAGCCGGTTAATGTGCTTTACAACACTCTTTTCCTGTCCCCCGAAGACCTTGAGAAAGCCGATGCGAGTGGGCAACTCGACAAGGTCGCGGAACCGTTTGCGGAAGTGCGTGCGAGCTTTGACCAACTACGAACGAAAAAACCCCCGGGAGAAACGGGAAGCGGCGCACCTCCGGGACAAGCGGCGACTGCTCCCGCCGGGATTGCGATGGGCGGTGCCCCGGTTCCGGCCAGCGTGCAAAATAAGCTTGCGACCGCGCGCATCGGCGCGTTGACCCCCGGAAATTCCACAACCGGTCGTGGTCGAATTCTGACGGAAATTCAAAAACCCGTCGTGTGAGTTTCCAGTGGGCCAATTCCTCCGCCGACGTAGTAAGCGTCGGCACCGGACTCCGTTTATGGAGTCTCCGCAAAAGCATAGACGGCCTTACCTTTGCTCTCGGGACGAGAGTTCGTGCGACCGCCGATTCTAATTCGACGGTTTGGATGGAAGGGAATAGCACGCTGGCCAAGGACCATTCTTTACAACTTTTAATCGATTCTAAGTCGGGGAATGGCTCTTTTCGTGGTTGGACGTTTACCCTAGTCAACTTTTCTAGCGGAGGTTCAGGGTCTGGCTCCCCGGGACCTACCGGTCCAACTGGACCGACGGGACCAACCGGTGCGACGGGTATCACCGGACCAACAGGTCCTTCGGGTTCTCCCGGGGCCGCATCCATAGATGCGTCATTAGCTGCGGCGTTTTTTCTGACTTCGTGCTGTTAATATGAAACTTTTAATTCTCGATTCAGTGTCCAAGTCGATTACTCTGGAAATGACCGGAGCGGCGGCGACTACTAATCCTGATTGGTCATCGCATTGGGGGGACCATTCTAGCACAACTTTTATTGAGGGGTCGAACGATGGAGTTTTAACGGGGGCTACTCCGGTTACGGTTGTGACGGCTCCAATAGCGGGCACGCGCCGGATTATTCAGGAGATTGTAGTGAATAATCGAGATTCGGCACCCGTCACGATTGTCTTTAAGTTAGTGGACGGAGTTAATCTCCGGTTTTTGCAGCAGGCAGTTCTGGCTCCTAATGAGACCTTTACTTTTTGCGGAGTATTCGACTCCAGTGGAAATACGAAAGGCATCGGGGCTTCCGGTCCAACGGGTCCGACTGGTCCAACTGGGGGAACCGGAGCTACTGGTCCAACGGGGCCGACTGGGCCGACTGGTCCAACTGGTCCAACTGGAACAAATGGAATTGATGG